GACCGCGGAGTCCAACAAGATCCGCGTCGCCGTGCTCCGTCCCGTCCTGGCGGTCGAGCTGGCGAAGATCGGCTCGAGCACGAAGGGCATGATGGAGTGGGAGGGAACGCTCGAGGTGCTCGCCCCGAACGCCATCGGCTACATTGATAGCTTGTGCACCGGAGTTGCCGGCTGCCCCTGATCCATGAGCGAGTGCATCAACCACGTTGGCCGATTCGATGACGACGGCTACGGCCTTGTCTGGAAAGATGGCCGTCAGTGGCGAGCGCATCGGCTGGCGTGGTGTGAGGCCTTTGGCAGCATCGCCAAAGGCCTCATGGTGCTTCACTCGTGCGACAATCCGTCTTGCGTCAACATCGACCACCTTCGGTTGGGAACCGCGCAGGACAACCACAACGACCGGCGACTGCGAGAGCGATCGCCGTGGGGCGAGAAAACGAATCGAGCCATCCTTTCCGAGGATGACGTTGTTTGGATTCGCAAGGTGCGAGCGATTGGTGTGATGAGCAGTAGGGATACCGCTCGAGCATTCGACGTGTCGCAGGGAGCTGTGCAGAACATCGTCAAGCGGCGCACTTGGCCGCATGTGGCTTGATGTCAGGCAGAGCGTGCAGGCACTGCGGCGGCGCGATCTTGGTCACGAAGACTAAGAAGACGCTGATCCTGGCCTGCACGCTCTGCCATCATCGAGAGACCAAGGTCTTCACCTCCAAGGGGGGTTGAAGGAAGTGCGCCAAACCGGCGCGTGCCGTCGGTGCCAAGCCATGCCGAACTACACCTTCAAGTGCGAAGCCTGTGGTGATTCAGAACTCCAACGGCGACCCGTCGAAGAGTGCGAAGCCACCTTCGCCTGCGCCTGTGGCGGCACCAAGCAGCGAGACTTCGCCGCCGACTTCGCAACCGTCCAGTTCGACACCAGCGGATGCCGCGACCACAACGTGATCCCGCGCGAGAAGCGCGTCTACGTCCCTGGCTCGAGGGGTGACGCCGACAAGCGAGAGGCGAAGATCGCCGAGGGAGTCAAGCAGCGTCGAGAGCAGCTGCGCGATGGCGGCAACAAGGGTTCGGTCAAGCAGACGCACGCGATCCCTGCCGAGCTCTACCACGGCAAGATCCGCGAGACGAAGGACAAGCAATACTGGCAGGACCCGAAGAACGTCGATCGACACAAAGACTTCAAGGTGGGCTGATGACCGCAACGTGGCAGGACAAGTTCGACCGCGAGGACGGGCCGATCGGCGCCAACTACACGATCGCGTGCGGTCTGGTTTCGATCAGCGACGAAGCGGTGATCCCGGTCGGACTCTCCGGCACGAGCCCGGAGACTTACCTGCCGACGCGCGAGAAGACGCAGGTGCTCTTCACGGCGTCCGCGATGGACAACGCCGACGCCGTGATCCGCGGCGTGTGGGCGCGCGACCTCGACCAGGTCACGACCGTCGTCGGCATCAACGGCGACCCGTCGTTCACGCTGCTCGCGCGCATGACGAAGGACCCGCTGATCGTCGATCTGCACGGCGACGAGGACCCGTCGTGCTACGACCAGGGCTACGGACTTCGTGTGACGTGTCCGCTCGATCGCTCGGCGCCGATCCTCAAGCTCATCAAGTTCTCGCCGACGCGGCGCGCGCCGAACCTCTCGCGGCCGTCGAGCATGGAGCCGGACGGCGCGACGGTGCTCGCGAGCATCACGCTGCAGGCGGCCGACCTGAACCTGCAGCCTGGCTGGATGACGCCGACCGCCACTACCGTTCCGTCGGGGCCGATGCCCTATCAGGGCTTCTGGCAGGACATGCGGCTTCGCATTCGCCGCGGTGAGTCCGAGGTGGTGCTCGAGGCCTTCCTCAACGACCGACACCTCAACACGCCGGTCTTGCAGTTCGTCGACAAGCAGGACCCGCTGTGGAGCATCATCGGTGTTCCCGGCTTCGAGTTCCTCTCGGCGCTCGACAACGTGCAGCCGGCCGGCGTCAGTCCCTACGACCTCGTTGGCACGCCGCTCATGCGCTGCAGCCTCTTCGCTGTGCAGACGGCGAAGGACTTCGTCAAGCCGACGATGCCGCAGCCGGACAACTTCTACACCTACGACGAGGTGACGAAGCGAGTGATCGCGCTCGTCGAGAAGAACGGCGACGCCAAATACACGGCGACGACGTCGGGGCAGACGAAGATGGCGACCTACCTCGGCTTCGTGTGCGACGCGGAGGCCGAGATCATGCGAGCGGTCGGCTTCTGGCGTTGGCTGTGGCGCTCGAGCTCGATCTATCTGCAGAACGGCATCGCGGTCTACGAGCTGCCGGCCGACTGCGGCATCATCGACGTCATCCGTCCCGGCAACTACAGCGGCCCCGCGCTGTCGCGCGTCGAGTCGAAGTTCTTCCGCTCCCGCGTCGGCTCGGTCAGCGGCTCGAGCGGCCCGCCGCGCGTGTGGATCGACCAGGGCGAGTCGGTCAACAACCAGAAGCAGATCCTCGTGTTCCCGACGCCGTCGACGGCGACGCAGAACAACTCGCAGTCGACGCAGTTCCCCAACGGAGTCCCGAACGAAGTCTCGCTGCTCGCCGATCCCTACATCCAGGTCGAATACTACGCGCGTCGCGTTCGACCGACGGTGCCTTCGCAGCAGATCCCCTACATCCCGCAGGAGCACATCGACGTGCTGGTTTGGGGCGCCGCGGCGCACGCGATGATCCTCGACACCGACGCCGAGAACAACGCGGCGACGTCGCGCGTCTTCCAGGCGAAGCTGGCGAGCCTCGTGCGCGAGCAGATGCGCGGCGCGACCAACGAGCCTGAAGTCGTGCGCGACATCACGCAGTTCGGCCCCGGCATCGGCATGCCGCTCCTGCGCGTCGATCAGCTGAACGGCTTGGGGTGGCTGCCGTGACGAAGTGGACCCCGATCCCGACGCGCCCTGCCGGCCAGCCGTGGCAGGGCATGGACACGACCGGCGGCCGTCTCGACGACGGCACCGGCAAGCAGACGCAGAACAGCGTCAACGTGACCATCAACCGCGCCGACGTCCTGGCGAAGCGCAAGGGCTTCGTGCGCGGCCTCGCCGAGCGGTTCGGCACCGTGGTCTGTGGTCTGCACACCTACGTCGACAACTGCGGGCAGGAGTGGCTCCTCGTCGCGAGCGACGAAGGGATCTCGATCAGGCAGCCGTTCAACGTGCCGGTCTTCGAGAACGACGACAGCTATCCGCTGGACGGCTTCGACGACGAGGACGGGATCAGCACCGACAACTGGCGCAACACGAGCCTCTATCTCGCCCCCGCCGGCGCGCTGCAGCGCGGCACCGGGAACTCGACGGCGCCGTTCGATGCCGCGAGCTACCTGCGTTGGTTCAAGGCCGCGTCGGCGCTCGCCTACGAGGTCACGATCCAATACGAGTTCACCTCGAGCGTCAGCGACGCGCAGGTGGCGAGCGTCACGATCAAGGGCTCTGGCGACTTCACGACCGGCCGGCGCCTGCAGGCCGACGTGTCGTTCACCGCCGGCGGCGACTACGTCGTGCACCTCTACAAGACGACGCCGGATGGAGGTCTCGTGCTGCTCGGCACGATCGACGTCGCGGGCAGCGTGACCGCGCCGAGCGGCTTCCTGAAGCTCGGCTATCGCCGGTCCTTCCCTCCTGGCGGCGTGGCGACCTTCATCCCGTTCGTCGAGGTGACCCCTTCCGGAGGGGCGCTGCAGGAGCTGGCGACGAACACGCTGACCGAACTCGAGGACACCGAACTCGGCGGCTTCTCCGGCATCGGCTGCTCGCAGTGGGCTTCGATCCTGCAGGTGACGGGAGGGCCGGTCTGATGGTTCTTGGCATCCGCTTCCCGAAGACGCTCGAGTGCTCGGAGTCGCCGAACCCGGCGGTTCCTCTCGTCAACCGCGTCGGCCTGCTCACGTTCTCGAGCGAGAACGGAACGCCTTACGCGGCCTCCGGCACGTCGTTCTGCGACGCTCCTGTCTGCCCTGCGCGCTACAGCCAGGTGCGCAAGGTGGTCTTCTGGATGAACGCGCGCTTCAACTCGATCTCCTCGCGCGCGCGAATGCGTGTGTGGATTCGACCTGAGGTCAGCGGCACGAAGGTTCCGGCTCAGATCGAGCTGCAGCAGGGGCAATCAAACGTCCTGCTCGGCGTCGGTGGGGTGTTCCCGGTCTCGAGCTTCGACGTCGGGCAGATGTTCGACAATGCTGGTGGATCAACGGTCGATCCGCTGCCGATCGACACCGATCACCTCGGTCCTGCGGCGCTGATGAAGGTCGAGTTCGATCGCTTCGACGCTGGCAGCGCAGACTTCTTCGCAGCTTGGGACTCGGTCACTGATCCTGACACCTACATCTTCTTCGGCTTCGTGGTCGAGCGAACCGATGGAGCAAACTTCGTTGGTAGCGGTGGCGTCGCGAGTGCGGCGAACTACGGCGTCACGATCGTTCAGGCTCCGAGCTCGAACAACCGAACGACGACGCTGATCGCTGGGTATCCGGGTTGCCTCATGAACGGCGCGCTCGTCACGACGCCTGGCGGTGATCGACCGACGTTCTTCCGCTACGTCGCGAGCGAGTGGGACAACATCACGTCGATCAACGCGCTCGGCGTCTTGTTCCAATACACAGGAGGTGGAACGCTCACGCTCTCGTGGTCCGCTGACGTCTCTCGAGTGACCGCTCTCTCGCCGGAGGCGCTGACGGTCATCTCCTCGACGTCGTTCTCGCACGGTCCAGCCGCGCTCTCTGGCGCGCGATTCATGTGGCGAGGCAACGACTTCCTGTCGCAGCTGCAGGATGGCGATCTGCTGACCGTGGTGCCGGTGCAGGTCAGTAGCGATCCGGTGAACAACAGCATGATCTGGTTCGAGATCGTGCAGGAGGGATTCACCAACACGGTCTGCCACCATCCGGCCGGCAGCGCGCTCATCAACGGCTACAGCACGGGCACGCCTTACGGGTCGCCGGCGACCGGCTACTTCGATCCGCAGTGGTATCAGAGCTTCCCCGACGATCGCATCCTCGGGCGAAGGATCTACCTCGCCAACTTCCACTTCAACGCGGTCATCAACGTCACGTCGAGGCTCTACCTCGATGCCGACAACGAGAGTGACGTCACCGGTCTCGCGAGCGCGACGCTCGCCGGCATCACGCCGTCGCTGCCGTCGACGCCGGTCAGCGGCCTCGGCTACAAGAATCTCTTCGACACGAGCTTCTCTCCCGATCCGATCAACCTCGCCGGCACGCGGCGCCTGGTGTGGGGATTGCCGACGCCGAGCGGCGGCATGGACGAGGACTTCCCCGGCGACGGCGGCATCTACTACGTGCTGTCGGTGCCGGAGAGCGAGATTCCCGAGATCGGCAACGTGTTCCCGGTCGGCGCCTTCAATCCCGAAGGATGCGCTTCGACGGCCGCCGGCCTCGGTGACCCTGGTGTGCTCGTCATCGCGAACGGCAGCCTGCCGCCGAAGAAGTTCAACCCGCTCGCTAGCGTGATCGAAGACGCTGGCATTCCCGCACCGTTCTGCAACGAGGACCCGCCTCAGACGATCGTCGACGATACGGCCGCGAGCCCCAACGGAGGTCTCGGGCTCGGCATCTACCGCTACCGCTACACGTTCCGCAACTGCTGCACCGGCAAAGAGAGCGACCCGAATGGCGAAGACATTGTGGTGGACACAAGTGGCGCGAGCCCTGCTGCACAGGTCACGCTCAACTTCGCGGGGGTTCGCATTCCGGGCGATACGCAAATCTGCGAAATCTGCGTCTACCGCACGGTGCTCGACGGGGCCTTCCCGGTCATGGCGAAGGTGGGCTGCTTCGATCCTGATGTCGAATCGACGCTCGTCGACACCTTGAGCGACGAGGCGCTCGACTTCGAGAACGATGCGCTCTCGACGCTGAACGCGCCGCCGCCGTGCACGCCGATCGTCGTCGAGTTCCGCAACCGTCTCGCCTTCATGGGCGACATCCCACAGCTTTCTCCGGCAGGGACCGTCACGGTCGTCGAGGGAAGCGACATCGTCACCGGCAGCGATGACGTCGAGTGGGACCGTTGCCTCGAAGGCAAATACATCCAGCTCGAGGGCGACTGCCGGCCTTACGAGATCCTCTGCATCATGCCGCCGGAGCTCGGCACGTCGCCGCCGATCCGGCGCCTGCAGCTCGTCGAGCCCTACGAGGGTGGCAACCAGACCGGCGCGCTCTACACGATCTGCGGGCACCCGAACCGCGTGTGGTTCAGCGAGCCGTTCGAGCCGGAATACGTGCCGGCGTCGAACTTCGTCGACACCGAGCCTGGCGACGGCGATCGCATCATGGGCGGCGTGTCGAACTTCGATTCGCTGGTGATCTGCAAGCGTCGCAAGACCTACGTCATGCGCTGGCGTGACAACCCGGTGCTCGAGGTGCCGTGCCCTGCGCGCGTGTCGAGCGACATCGGTTGCATCTCGCCGCGATCGTTCGCACAAATCGAGAGCGGCAGCGTTTGGTTGAGCGATCGCGGGATCTGCATCTACGACGGCCGTTCGGTGCAGATGGTGCCGGAGAGCGCCAACTTCGACGTCTTCTTCACTGACCCGGAGAACGAGAACTACATCCGCCGCGACACGATGGGCCGCTGCCTCGGCGCGGTCGGCGTCTTCTACCCGAAGCGTCAGCAATACCTGTTGCTGCTTCCGACGGTGGCGACGCAGCGCGGAGCGAACGTGCTGATGGTGTGGGACACGCACCTTCGCAACGTGACGGTCCACAAGTTCTGCCAGGAGTTCCTGTCGATGACCGTTGGCAAGGACGAGGACGGCAACGAGCGCGTCTACGTCGGCGACACGAACGGCTTCGTCTGGATTCTCGACGTCGGCGATGCCGATGGCGTTGGCTCGCCTGGGCAGACCGGAACGGTCAGCGGCACGATCACGTTCGGAGGCATCGACCCGGCGCTCGGCGCGAGCGTCATCGAAGATGAGACGGCTACGTTCATTGTTGGCGGTCTTCCTGGCCTTGCCGGTCTGTCTGGCGTCCCTGGGCTCTCTGCTGCTTTCAACGGCGACGACCTCGGCCTTGCTGGCGTTTGCGTGTTCTTCCGCGCTCGCGATGCTGCTCCCGACGATCCCTGGGACAGCCGACTCGTCTACGCCGCGACGGCCGAACGCTTGTTCGTGACGCCGCCGCTGGACGCCAACACCGACATCACGGGCTATGACTACATGATCGGCCCGATCGACTTCCGCGCCGAGTTCAAGCCGACGAGCTACGGCGACGACGACGCACTGAAGCGCAACTGGCGACAGATCATCACCTACGAACCGGAGGACGTGACGTCGACGATCCGCGTGCAGCTGGTGCCGGACTTCCAGGGCGAGGACGACGAGGAAGGAAGCGTCGTCGACGCCGAGGGCGAGGTCGGTGCAGGGCGCACGTTCGACCTCAGCTACAGCCGCGGTCGCCAGCTCCGACCGACCGGGCGCCGGCTCTACAACTACGAGCAGCTCATCATCACGAACTTCGCGCCAAACCAACCGGTGCGACTCCTCAACCACCAGATGGCCGTCGCGCCACACACGAGCAAGTGACCGCCGATCGAACCTGTGACCTGGCTCCGTTCACGTCGCCTGTCGTTGCACAGATCGCGACATTGGATCAGGCTGCATCGGCGGTCGAGATTCTTGTTCAGAGCCTCGAGAACTTCCTGTCGCGCTTCAAGACGGCCGTCTGCGAGGACCTCACGCAGATCGTCGATGAATGCTGCGGCACAGACACGATCAGCTTCCTCGAGCTGACCGACACCCCGGAAAGCTACGCAGGAGCAGCCGGCAAGTTCGTGCAGGTGAAGTCGGCGGAAGACGGTCTGCAGTTCTTCCCATCGAGCTTCAGCGGTCAGGCCGGAAAGCCGGTTGTCGTCAACGCGACAGAGGATGGCTTCACGTTCGAGTCGTTCCCTAGCGAGTTCACCGCTCTCGACAAGTGGATCAGCTACTTCTTCGGGTTGGTTGCTGGAACGCCGCTGCAGACGATCGGTCACGGTGGAGGAGCGTCATCGCCGACTGGAACAACGACAGTGCCGGCTCTGGCGACAACGAACGCATCGACAAGCACCTTCAAGATTCAGTTCGTCACCGTCAACAGCACGAACCAGATTTGCTTCGTCATCTACACGCAGCTTGCGGTGGCGATCGGATCTTCGCAGGGATTCCACTGGCGAGCCGTTGTTGGTGGCAACACGACGATCACGAACCAGCGCGCCTATTGGGGCATGCGTGCGGTCACGACGAATCCGACGTCGGTTGACCCTTCGTCGCAGGTGAACATCATCGGCTTCGGCTACGACGCCGGCGACACCACGCTCCACGTCTTCCACAACGACAACGCAGGAACGGCGACCGACATCCCGCTCGGTGCCAACTTCCCCGTTGCAACCGGCGAGCTCTTCGAGTTGACGCTCGACTGCGAGCCTGGATCGAACGAAGTCGTCTACACGATCACGCGGCTCAACACCGGGGACACGGCGAGCGGCACGATCACAACCGACTTGCCGGCGACGACGCAGTTCCTCTCGGATGTCTTTTGGGTCGCGACCGCTGGCACAGCTGGCGCCGCGCAGATGTGGTTCACGAGTCGATTCCTTGGGCAGTTCTGAAGTAGGATCAAACCATGACCTCGACCATCGCACCTCCGAGCACTCCGCAAGCCGCGCGGCAGGGCGGCGGCGGCGCCAGCGGACAGGGTCTTCCTCCGACAGGGCTGCAGCAGCAGCTGAACTCCCTGCGCGAGCAGTATCAGGCCTACCGGACCGCGCGCGCACCTGGGCTCGGCAGCGTCGGTGTCGACGTCAATCGCGGCGCCGGCCAGAACCAGCAGTCGCTGCGCGCCGGGCTCGTCGGGCAGCAGCAGCAGGGTCAGCCGATGCAGGCGACCAGCGGCGAAGCGCCGATGCCGGCGGGACAGACGTCGCTGCAGTCGCTGGCACAGCGCCTTGCCGGCAGCTACGGCTTGGCGATCGGTCGCGATCAGCTCGTCGACGCCGCGGGCAACTTCAACTTCACGCCGGATCAGCTGGCGAAGGCGAGCGGCGGCGCGGAGACGATGGGCACCGCTGCGGCGAAGCTGAACTACATCGCTTCGGCGATCCAGCGGCAGCAGACGCAGGACGCGATGAAGAAGAGTGAGGCGGCGCTGCAGGCCGGTCTCGGTGTCACGTCGAAGCGTTCGCGTGGTTCGGCGGTCGAGCAGCAGCAGCAGTTCTACTCCGGGCTCGCCAACCTCTATCAGAACCAGGACTACGAGGCCGCGGACTTCAGCTACTTCATCCAGAAGGAGCAGATGGACATTCAGGCCGAGATCCTGCGCAAGGTCGAGAAGCTGCAGAAGAAGAAGGCGCGAGCTGGCTTTTGGGGCGGCGTCGCGCTGACCGTCGTGGGTGTGGCATCAGGCAACGTCGCGCTCGCCGGCCAGGGCGTCGCGATGGCGGGATCGAGCGCCGGCGAAACTGGCTACTTCTAAGGGACCACCTATGCCTACGCAGAAGACCGTCGACACCCGTGCAATGCTCGCCGCCGGCGAGAGCGGCAGCGCGGCCGTGCAGCGCGCCGCCGAGCTGCAGTCGCAGGAAGCCGACGCCAGCCGCCGGCAAGGCCTGCAGACCGCGCAGATGGTCGGCGAAACGCTGCAGCGCGGCGAGGAGCAGAAGCAGCAGCAGCGCCAGTTCGACGCGAGCCAGGCGCAGCGCGAGAGCGAGTTCACGCGCCAGCTCGGTCAGGAAGAGGCGCGGCTCGCCGAGACGACGCGCGCGAACCGTATGGGCGAGGCGCTGCGCGCCGACGAGCAGGACATCGAGATGGCCGACAAGGGTCTCGAGTCGAAGGGCACGTCGCGCGCCGACAAGCTGAAGGCGGAGATGGACCGCGGCGCGCAGCAGACCGGCGCCGGTCAGCAGCAGGACCCGGAAGAGCAGGCGAACGCGCAGCGGTTCGACGAGCAGGCCGGCAAGCCGCTCGAGGTCGCCGGACCCGAGCGTCGCACGATCGCCCCGACGGAAGCACGGACGTCGGCGGAGGCAAGCAAGGCGACGACGAACCGGATGAACGCGCAGGCGAACTACCTCAACGCCGTGCGCAACTTCCAAGAGGCGAAGCTGAAGGGCAAGGACGGCGACCCCGAGACGCTGAAGCGCGAGCTGAACAACCTGCAGCAGCCGATCAAGTCGGCCGCGAAGCTGTTCGACGCCGGGAAGAAGGGCGACATGACCGCTTCGCAGTGGGACGACCTGAAGGCGCTCGCCGAAGGCAACCCCGACACCGCGTTGCAGCAGGAGCTCGCCGCGAAGAAGTTCGGGCCCGCGACCGGTCGCTTCCTGCAGAACCGCGTGTCGCAGAGCGCGATCCAGTTCATGGCGGTCACCGGCGACATGCCGGACGGCGACCTCGTCGACATGGCGGCGCCGGCGATGCGCCAGTTCACGCAGAGCGCCGAACAGATGCAGCTCTACCTGAAGGGCGCCGACGTGAACGGTCTGCTCTCCGGCGCGCTCGGCATCCAGTCGCTGGCCGATCGAAATCGGATGGTGAGGAAGCTGACGGCGCAAGCCATGATGCAGCAGATGGCGAACCCGAAGCCGAGCGGTGGTGCAGTGATCCCGTCGCAAGGCGGGAAGGCGATGAATCCGCAGCCGCAAGGCGGAGCGAAGTTCGACGAGAAGAACTCGTTCGTCGGCCGGCAGCTGCGCGAGGGCTTGGTGCCGCAGCAGCAGGCGCCAGGCAAGCGTTCGAGTCCTGTCATGGGTGAAGGGGGCACGCAGCCGAAATGAACGAGGTCCCGACGTCGGGACTGCCTAGCGAGCAGGAACCCGGCGCTCGCGCGGCAGTCGTTCAAGATCCGAAGCCTGCAGCTCCGCAGCAGCAGGAAGTGTTCGATCCGCCGTCTCCTGGCGAAATCTCGTCGTTCGACTTCCTCGAGTCGTCGACGAACGAGATCAACCGTGCGGCCGAGTCGAACGACTTCCGCACCGTCGATCGCCTGATGGACGCGCAGCTGTCCGAGGTGATGCAGGGGCTGGTGCTCGAGGACTTCGGCACCGGGCGCACGGGGAACGTGATGACGCGCCGCATGACCGGTGCGCACCCCGAGGTCAACCTCGCCGCCGTGTCGATGCAGATCGTGCGTCGCAACATGGAGATGGACGACGTGCTCGCCGCGAACGGCTGGCAGGCGCTCGAGGCGAAGGGGAACGAGATCGTTCGCCTCTACAAGGAACGCAACGGCGCCGACAAGGTCGAGGTGCGCGCCGGCATGACGCCGGAGGAGATGTTCCAGGCGAGCCAGCAGTTCGAGCCGGTGATGGTCGATCCGAACGAGATCGCCGAGTTCCGCCAGCAGCTGCAGCAGCTCGACGCGAAGCTCCGCCCGCTCGGCACCTCCGTTTGGACCGACCCGCGCACGTCGCGCATCGCGAACATCCTGCAGACGAGCGCCGAACCCGGCCGTGCCGGCTACCTCGCCGACAGCGAGCAGAACATCAACGACCAGCTCGGCGGCTTCACGAAATACGTCGGCCTTCCCGTGGTCGAGGGCATCGACGCATTCGTTGGCACCGCTGCACAGGTCGGCGTCGGCGCGCGCGACATCCTGCACCGGCTCGGTGTCGTCTCGCTCGACGGACTCACGCAGGGCAACACCGAAGCGGTCTACAACGCGCCCACGTCGTGGGTGCAGGACCAGGACGGGCAGTGGTATCACAACGGCGGCAAGGTCGGCGCCGTCGAGCTCTACGCTGGGATCTGGTATTCCCTGACCGGTGAGCTGATCGACCAGCAGATGGCCGAATACGCCGACACGAAGGCGCGAGCGGCGATGCAGGCGAGCGGCATCCAAGGGCTCAACGTCGGGCTCGGTCAGTTCATGGGCTCGATGGCTGGCTTCCTCGGAACGGGCGGCCCTGCGATGAAGGCGGGCGGCTTGCTGACGAAGGGACTCGGCGTCGCGGTCACCGGCGGCAAGGCTGCGCAGTCGCTGTCGCGCACGACGAAGATCGTCTCGATCCTCGCCGAGCGGTCCGGCGCCGCGGCGGCGCTCGGCGCGATGGAGGCGGTGAAGAGCGGCCGAGTCGAGGGCTACGGTGCTGCGACGCTGCACGGGACGATCATGGCGGTCCCGATGATGGTGATGGGGGCGATGGGCGATCGCCTCGAGCGCACGCTGCGGCGCTACAAGAGCCTGCCGGGCCCGGTCGCCGCTGGCCTCGCTGGCACCGTCGAGGGCATCGGGCTCGACCTGGGGACGTGGGAAGCCGGCTGGCAGTTCGTGAAGGACCCGAGCGACGAAACCTTCAGCAACCTCGCCCAGCAGGTGCTCGTCAACGCGGTCGGCAACGGCCTCCTGCGCGGCTCCGGCATCACCGGGGCGCCGCCGGCGCACGAGTTCGCCCTGCCGCCCGACGTGCAGCGCCAGCGCAAGCAGGAGCGCCGCGCGCGCGCCGCCGGCACCGAGCCGCTCGAGGTCGCCGCGGAGCGCGGCGCCGCGCCGGAGACCGCGCAGGCGCTCGGCGAGGCGGAGACCATCCGCCGGCAAGCGGTCGGCGTGGAGCCGGAGGTCGCGATGGCGGCGACGCGGACCGTGCGCGAAGCCGAGCAGCGCATGGACGTCGAGGAAGCCGGTCTGGCGAAGACCGAGAGCGAGAAGCTCAACGAGCGCCGCGTGGCGAAGGATCGGCTCGACGCGATCGCCAGCATCGAAGCAACGCCGGAGAGCCGCGCCGAAGCGACCCGCGTGCTCGAGCAGTCGCGCCTGGCGTTCGGGAAGGACTTCCCTCAAGTCGTCCGCGATCGCGCGCGCGCCCTGAAGGACGACGGTTCGATGGTCGAGCAGCTCCTCGGAAAGAAGGCGGCGGCCGACTTCCGCGACTCGAACCTGTCGCTCGGCCAGCTCAAGGACGAGTTCAAGGCGCTCGCCGAAAAGCAGCGCAACCCGGAGACGCGCCTCACGCCGGAAGAGCGACAGCGGATGATCCGGTTGCTCGATCTGGCGAACAAGCGTGCAGCGATCGACGTCCCGCGCGGCATCGCGAAGGTCGCCGATCGGATGCGTCAGGACTTCGACGCCGGCAACGAAGCGCAGCGCGAGATGCTCGAGGCCGGCGCCGTCGTGAAGGCGCTGCTCGGCCGCGAAGGTGGTCCGACCACGACCGACATCGTCACCGCTCGCAACAAGGAGCTCGCCAAGCAGGGGATCACGCTGCCGGAGCGCGCCGAGCTGCAGGCACAGCGCGCGAAGGAAGGCGGCGAGGATGCCGAGCTGGCGGCGATGGCGAAGAAGCTCGGCATGTCGGTCGAGCAGCTGCGCGCGGAGATGGGCGAGCCGGAGACGACCGCCCAGCGCGTCGAGCCGACCCCCTCCGGAAGGGTCACCGAGCAGGTGCCGGGGCGCGAGCCGGGCCCGATCCGTCCCGTCGCCGACAAGGGCAGCCCCGAGTCGCAGATGGTGCAGGAGGGCGGCAGGGAAGGCCTCGAGCCCGACCGGCCGGCGCCGCCGGACCGCGGCAAGGAACGCGCGCCACGGCCGCTGTCGCCCGAGGAAGAGCTCCTGCGCGGCGTCGCCGAGGCGAAGGCGCCGCCGGCGCGCGGCCCCGGCACCCCGGCGTCGCTGCGCATGCAACCGTCCCTCGAGCAGGAGGGCGTGCCGGGCACGAAGCCGATCCGCGCGAGCGACGTGCTGAAGGAGATGGCCGGCTTCGACGGCGACCCGGTTCGCGCGCCGATGCGCAAGGGCGTCGGCATGCGCGGCCGGATGTCGACGAAGGGCGTGCTCGGCTGGTATTCGCTGCACGAGGACATCGTTCGCCTGAAGGGCGCGCGAGACCTCGTCGTTGCCGCGCACGAGTGGTCCCACGCGATGGACCTGGCGACCGGTGCCACGAAGAACCTGCGCGCGCTGACGCCGGCGGAAGCCGACGGCTTCATCAAGGCCGCGCACCCCTACTACCCCGGCTACGACAAGCTGCCGAAGCGTTCGCAGATGATGGAGTCGTGGGCCGAGTTTTGGGCTCGGCACATGCTCGACGATCCGACGTTGAAGGAAGAGACCGGCGCCTTCCACGACTTCGCGATGAACTGGATCGCCGATCCGAAGCGCGCCGGCGTGCTGAAGCAGATGCAGCGCATCCAAGCGGCGCTGCGGCAGTATCGCGATCAGGGCGCGGTGTCGCGCGTTCGCCAGACGGCCGTGCTCGAGTCGGACCGCGAGTCGGTGCAGGATCTGAAGGCACGCGGCGTGATGGAAGACACGACGTTCGCGCGAGCGAAGGCAGCTGTGCGCAAGGCCTGGGACGTGCTGATGCGCACTGCCGTCGACGACGTGCACGAGCTGAAGAAGGCGCAGGAGCGGTGGCTCACGATCGCGAAGGGCAGCAAGGAAAAGGCGATCGCGGCGCTGCAGGAGATGGACATCACCGCCAACCCGACGCGCCTCTACGACGCGCTGCGGATGACGGCATCGAAGCAAGCCGAGGCCTTCCTCGCGATCGGCACGCACGACCTCGCTGGCAACCAGACCGGCGAGTCGCTGCGCGACGTCTTCGCCGACATCGGGAAGGACCGCTACGAAGACTTCATCACCTACCTCATCGCGAAGCGGTCGCTCGAGGTGCGCGACAAGGGACTGCCGACGCAGCTGGCGCGCGACGACTACCTCACCACGATCGAGAAGCTCGAGAACCCGGACTTCGTGAAGGGCGCGCAGCGAATCCGCGCGTGGAGCGATCGCCTGATCGACTTCGCGGTGGAAGGCGGCCTGTTCAGCAAGAAGCAGGGCGAGCAGATCAAGGGCAGCTACAAGACCTACATCCCGTTCCAGCGCGTGCTCGAGGGACCGGAGCAGCACGCTCCCGGCCGCGGCGTCGCCGAGCGCGGAACGGGCGTGAAGTCGATGAAGGGCGGGCAGGAGGAGATCCGCGACCCGGTCAACGCTCTCGGCGACATGGCGCGCAACGTGATCGCGAAGACGCACCAGGCGATGGTCATGAAGGCGATGGTGAAGTTCGGCATCGTCAACCGCGGTGTCGGCGGCTTCATCACCGAGGTCAAGCGCACGGTCATCCCGAAGGATCACCCGATGTTCGAGATCGCCGAGGCGATCCGTCGAGCTGGCACTCCGAGCGGGCCCGATGCCGAGTTCACGATCCAGACGCTGACGAAGACGCTCGAGGACATGGCTGCAGCTGGCGAGCTCGGCGCTTCGATCACGCTGTTCGGCCAGCAGACGATCCCGCGCGGAAGCCGGCCGATCATCGCCTACACGCCGCACTTCACCGAGGCCGAGCTCGCCGACATGACGCCGGCGCAGCAGCGCCTGGCGAAGCACAAGGACGGCCGTCTCCTGTGGCTCGAGGTCGACGTCAACGCCTACGAGGCGCTGATGGGAATCGACGTGCCGCAGACCATTCTCGACAAGCTGCCCGACGTCGTGCGCAACGTGGTCGAGGCGCCGACGAAGCTGATTCGAGCTGGCGCGACCGTGCTCTCTCCCGGCTTCGCTCTGCGCAACACGATTCGCGACGTCGCCGGCGACTACGTCTACACGAGCGATGCGAACAAGTCGTGGCTCTTCAGCGGCGTCACGCGCTTCGCTCGAGGCATGATCGAGCAGCGCGGCGACACGCAGGCCGCTCGGCTGTTCGATGCGCTCGGCGGCGGCGTCTCGACGTTCTTCTCCGGCGAGGTGGCTGCCGGTCGAACGTCGCGCGAGATGCTCAACCTGCACCGTGGCTGGTGGCAGCGCGCGCGGCACGCGATGGGCGCCTACGGCGACTGGCTGGCGCGCAACACGGAGCAGCCGCTGCGCACCGAGGCCTTCGCTCGCACGCGCGAGACCGCCCTGTCGGAAGGGAAAAGCGAGCTGCAGGCGAACCTGTTGGCGCTCGAGGCAGCGAAGGAGGTCACGATCAACTTCGCGCGCGGCGGCACGATCAGCCGCGCGATCAACCGGCTGGTGCCATACTTCAACGCCGGCATCCAGGGCAACCGCAAGTTCTTCATGACGCTCGCCGGCAAGAGCGGCGACGTCGCGAAGCGCAACGCCTGGCTGCGCGCGATCACCGGCATCACCGTTCCGACGATCGCGCTGTGGGCTCTGAACCAGGACGAGGAGTGGTATCAGGAGCTGCCCGAGTGGCGCCGCTTCAACTACTGGAACTTCAAGCTGCCGGGCCTCAACGAGATCGTCTCGATCCCGAAGCCGTTCGAGCTCGGCAAGATGTTCGGAAACGTCCCCGAGATCATGCTCGATCAGCTGGCGGTCGAGAACCCGATCGCGGTCACCGACGCAGTGAAGGACTCCGTCATCTCGCTCGTGCCGCAGGTGCCGATCCCTGCGATCATGAAGCCGCTCGTCGAGGTGGCGACGAACCACGACTTCTTCACCGGCCGCGACGTGGTGCCGGAGTGGCTGCAGGCTTCGCGCATGCCGGAGGATCAGCGCACCGCCTACACGCGGTGGTTCGGCGACGTCGGCGCCGGCATGGCGCGCGCGCTCGGCATGGACCCGTCGCCGATGGTTGTCGAGCACCTCGTCGACGCCTACACCGGCGGCATGGCTGGCCGGCTCTCGGACTCGCTGTCGTCGGCCGGCGGCGTGGCGTCGATCTTCAGCGGTCAGGGACCCCGCGATCTGCCCGTCGTCGGCACCCTCTTCCGTCAGGGTGCGTTCGAGCAGTCGCGCAGCGTGCAGCGGATCTTCGACCTCGATGCCGAGTTCACGCGCATGGCCGGCAGCGACCAGCTCGAGCCGGAGCAGAAGGCAGCGCGGCGACAGGTGTCGCAGGCGAAGGACCAGATCGCAGACTTGAAGGCGCAGGCCAGGGCAGGCACGATCAGCCGGGCTGAAGCCGACCAGCGAGCGATGGAGATCGCCCGCGAAACCCTCGAGAGGATTGACTGATGAAGTGGCTCTTCACCGTGTGCCTAGCACTCTTCGCCGCCTGCGCCGGCTCCCCGCAACCGACCGAGCTGCCGCCGTTCGTCAAGTCCGCGATCGCGGTCGCCAAGGGCGTCGGCGACGCGGTGCTGCGGCAGAAGGGCGCCGCGGAGCTGAAGCGCAGCGTGCCAGAGCTGGTGCCGCTGATCGACGTCGATCCGGCCGACGAGCAGATCACACTGGCCGAAGTCGAGTCCTTCCTGCGTAGCGCCGCCGAGAACCCCGAGCAGGTGGCCTTGCTCGTGGCAACGCTCTTCCTGCTGAGGCAGTAACCATGTCGGGAGGCGATGTGAAACTCACGCCTGACAAGACCTGGATTCCCGTCGGAGTAGCCGTTGCGGGGCTTGCCTCGCTCGTCGCTGGTGCTGTATGGGTGACCTCGTCGTTTCAGTCGCTCGAGTTCACCAACAAGCAGCTCGACCAATCTGTTCGCCGCGTCGAGCAAACGCTCGAACGGTTGCTCGCGGACGGAGTCAGCACCAGGCAGGCGCAACAGTGGATCGAAATCTTCAAGGCGCGGAACCCGTCCCTCAACGTGCCGGACCTTCCGAAGTAGCGCGGGTCCGGCCGCTGCCCGGCCGCGGCGCCGTTCTGGCGGTGGCGGCCTTCACCGTTGGCGCGTGGTGGGCGATCGGGGCCTTCTTCGACTGGTGGTAAGCCCCCCTGGATCAGCCGCCCAGGGCCGCCAGGATCGCTTCCCGCCAGCCGCCGGCCGGCGCCGCCCAGGGAATCGACTTCCGGTCGGCGGTCGCCTCGAGCACGGCTGAGAATGGCAGGGCGAGCGTCTCTTCGCCGTTACGCCAGAGCAGCATCGACACGGCGCCGCAGCGGTGCGCCAGCTCGAGGGCGTTCCACTGGTGAGGCTGCAGGCCGTTCGTGCCGGCGCCGATCGGCAGCGACCGCCGCTTCACCTGCTTGCACTCGATCACGATCGCACGGCCGTCGCGGCGCCAGCCGAAGAAGTCGACCGGGGTTTGCTGCATCTCCTCCGGCACCTTGAAGACGAAGGCGAGGTTCGCGTTGTAGAGGTCGCGGGCGAACGCGCGCATGTCGAGTTCGAGTTGGTTCGTCATGCGATGCGCGAGGTTGTTCACGACGTCAGAGCGGCCATGAGTCGCTGGAAGGCGGTGGCTGCGTGCAAGGGACACTGCGAATCCCCGAGACTCTTGAGCCGGTCCACCCGTTCGGGAACCCCATGAGCCACTCGACCCACGTCGGGTTCAGAGCGCCACCAACCGCGTTCGGTAGCTGCTCCCCCTTCGTCCCACCCCCGCGCTCCGAATAGCTTCTCGCGTTCGGGTGACGGTAGTCCCGCGCCGCAGGCGTCGGCCACATCGCCAGCGCCAACAATGTTGGTTGCTCGCGGCCTGTCTTTCCGCAGATCGTGTAGAGCTTGTTCCGTGAGTCGTTCGCCGTCGGTGTTGGCAGCAAGAATCCACATTCGCTTTCGCTCGTGGTTGGCGCCGACCTCTGCCGCGCTGAAAGTCTCCCACACCGCATCGAACCCGTTGACGGCAAGTCCTCGAAGGATGATGCCGAGACCCCGTGTTCGGAGCATGGGACTGTTCTCCACGAACACGAAGCGAGGTCGAATCTCGCAGACCACCCTGAGCATTTGGAACCACAACCCCGACCGCGGGCCCTTGAGGCCTTCGCCTTTGCCGGCGGAGCTGATGTCTTGGCAGGGGAAGCCTCCGGAGACGAGATCGACTCTCCCGGCCCACTTGGTTCCATCGAAGGATCGGATGTCGCCATAGATCGGTAGCTCCGACCAGTGTCGGCGGAGCAGCTTCTGTCGGAACTCGTCAACTTCAACAGCGCAGACCGGCGTGTGCCCGAGCATCTCTCCCGCGAGGATGCCGCCGCCGATTCCAGCGAACAGGTGTAGCTCTCTCACAGCGCCTTCAGGATCTTCGAGCGGAACGTCGCGAACAGGTTGTCGAGCTCTAGCGTGCCGATCGGCCTGCGCTTCAACTTCTCGACGAGCACAGCTTCTTCGGCATCGTAGGTCGGCCAGAAGTCAGGCTTCGGGCTCGAGCGCATCTCGTAGACCTTCTCGAGCTCGGCGAAGAAGACTCGCCACTTCGAGGCGATGCGTCTACTGGTCAAATCGTCGCTGACGGAGCTGGTCATTGAGGTGCATCTCGATTGGTGCGTCGATCGGCAAGAGACCGTCGGGAGCGTCGCGAACCACGCCCGAACCGCCGGTGTTCCACATCTGCAGCTTGCTCAAGCGCAGCGCCCAAATCTCCGGCGCCTGCTCCGCGATCTTCAGCAGCTGTTGGATCACTTCGATCGCCGCCTTCGTGAAGCGCAGCGCGAGCTGGCTGCCAAAGGCGCTGTTCCCCTTCGGACGAATCACGTCGAGAGCGCCGACGCGAACGAGGTCGGTCACCCACTTGTCGAACTCGGTGAACTGCATGCCGGTCAGTGCCTGCAGCTCCGCGCGTGACAGCAGCCCGAACATCCGGCCGATCGTGAACGTCGCGGCCATCGGGTCGGTCAGGCCGAGGCGCACGGTCAGCATCGCTTCGAGGCGCCACATCGTCTTCGGCTCGAGGGCGACCTTCACGTTGCGCGAGACCTTCTCGTAGTCGAGCAGCTTCCAGGTGTGCTCGAGCCAGCGCGCCGCCCACTGAACGTGCACCAGCTTGACGTGACACGTCGCGAGCCCGATCTCGGTGCTCGAAAGCGTCATGTTCGCGATCGCGATCGCGATTCGGAGCACGCTGTAGACCTTCTCTTTCTCGGTGAACAACGGCAGCTCTTCCGAGTAGCGGTCCTTCCAGACCTTCGTGCAGAGGTTGCGCGCTTCCTCGAGCGCGTCCTCGTCGAACACGATCTGCGACGGGTCGAGGTGCCAGGCGCGGATGGCGACCGCGCGCTGCCGCTCCTGTGTCCACACGTTTTCAACATCTTCAGGGCCGAAGCCGGCTTCGATCTCGTCGATCGGCAGGCCGAAGTCGAGGCGCGCGAGAGACTCCGGCGTGCCGTAGAGCGCGAGCAGGTGCTGCGCCGGCGTCGCGAACGAGTTCTTCGAGCCGTCGAGCCAGTTGGCGATCGACACGAGGCGCACGGCCGCGGAGAGCATCATCGAGCCGCTGATCTTCGCCGCCTCCACCTTCCCGATGTCGCGCGCGCCCTGCAGCATCGGGAACAGACCGCCCTGCGTCGCGTTGTCCTGCACCATCAGGTGCGCTTCGTCGAGGATGACGAGCTTGCCGTGGTTGCGCGGGAAGACGCCCGGCTTCGACTTGCTCTGCCCGTTGATGCTGATCGTGCCGATGGTCAGGCCTGGTCGGCTGAAGTTGCCCATCGGTGTGAAGTGCTGGCCGAAGAGCGCCTTCACGTAGGCGCGGCCGGCGGCCGACTTGCCGGTGCGCGTGGCGCCGATCAAGCAGCAGTCGATCCATGCACGGCGCCGCGCGCCGCCGACGTCCATCCAGAGCGCGCTGTGCATCGTCAGCCCGAGCGCGACGTGCATGTCGCGGCGCCCGTAGACGTGCGTGGTGTGGTTGGCGACGTCGTTCGCCCAGCGATCGAGAAACCGATCAATCGCCTCGACGGTCACCTCTCCGGAAGGGACCTCTGCTAGCAGCGCGACGCGGTGTGGCTCGAGGGGCACGACCACCTTGTCGTCGGCTTCCAGGTGATCGCACATCAGCACCGGCGTCAGACCGTTCGCGCTCATGTAGAGCCAGCCTCGCACGAGCAGCTCGCCTGACAGCGGCGGCGCAACGTCGCTGAGGATCTCCACCGTCCTCGCCCCTTCCTTCTCGTCGTCTTCCCTCGCCATCGCTGACCACCGCGCTCCCGGACTGCTTTCGATCGGTTGGATCTGCCATCGCTTGCAGCTGTTCGGTTTGCCTGCGATGCGTTCCATGATGTGCTTCGGGACGTTCGTGTCGGTCATCGCTGCGGCGAGCTCGGACTGCAGGCCTGCGAAGTCGATGACGCCGTTCGGTGCGATCTCCGGCAGCTTGCAGTGGTCGCAGAACTTCTGCTGCCCCATCTCGCACTTCACCGCGCACAGCTTCATCTTGATCGCCACGTCCTCGGCGACGCCGGCGACCTGACAGCGGAACTCGATGTATTCCCCGAGGTGCTCGTGCACCTTGTCGAACTGCACGCGCTTGGCCTGGCGCAGTGATCGCCGACACTCGCCGAGCTTGTAGCGCGGCAGCTCGTCGATCGACTGCAGGCCGGCGTTGACCATGTCGCGGAGGTCGCCGCCCCATTGCTCGAGCGGCGGCAGCGTGATGGCGCGCACGGACACGGCGCAGCGGTTCATCTCGAACGCGGGCCCGATGACGTCGAGCAGGTTCTTCTTCCGCACGCGCAGCTCTGCGAGCTTCTTCTCGTCGGGCGCGAGGTCGTCGCCGAGCCCCTGGAAGACGTCGTTGTCGTAGAGCAGGTGCACGTTCTTGTTGCGCACCCAGCCCTGCACGGCGTCGGCTGGAATCGGTGCGCCGCCGCCGCCTGTCCACGTCTGCACGGCCCACTTCCTCGAGCGCAGTTGCAGGATCAGGAGCGCGGCGAGCACGTCCCATTCGCCTTCGCAGAGCAGGTAGTCGACGTCGACGTCGGTCTTCAGGTAGCTCGGCAGGAACGGCCAGAAGCCCACCGTGCGCCCCGTCTCGCCCTTGACCTTGTTCCAGCTCCACTTCGGCTGCCCGTTCAGCGGGAACGGGTCGTAGACGCGGCACCGCTTGCGGAGGCGGCCGTCGTCGGTGTGCTGCGCGAAGACGATCTTGCCGCCCCACGCGCCGATCGGGAGCTCCTCGAGCTGGTCGGGCAACCAGAAGCCGCGCTTGCGTAGAAACTCGCGGGCGATCTCCTGGTCGGGGTCCTCGAAGAGCCGCTGCTTGAAGTCGGCGAACGTCTCCTCGGTGATCTCCGGAACGTGCTTGTAGAGCTTCTTCTGCAGCGACACGCCCTCGACCTCGATGCCGACGAGCTTCGCGAGCGCCTGGCACACGAGCCACGGCTGATCGGTGCCGAGCAGCTTGCCGGTCCAGGTGAAGAGGTCGGCCTTGCTGGCGCACTGGTGGCAGCGGAGGAAGCCGCTGGCGATGCTGACGCTGGCCGAACCCGACTTGTCGGTGCATAGCGGGCAGGCGATCTGCAGCCAGTCCCCCTTCGGAGTCTGCGCCTTGATCTCGACGTTGAGTCGACGCAGCATCTCTGCTACGTTCGCGCAGAACGCTTCGCGGACCTTCGCGAAGTTGTTGCCGACAGCCATCGGTTGCTCCGAGAGAGAACAGTTCGGGCCCGGTTGACGCGACCACGTCAGCCGGGCCCGTTCCTTTACCGCTTCGCTGCTGCAGCTGCCAGCGTCAGCGTTGCTCGTCGTGCTCGGTCTCGCCGGTCGTCTGCATGCGACCCGCCTGGAACGCGGCCTCGGCGACGTCGTGCAGCTTGTGCGCGAGCTCTCGCAGCTGCTTCGGCACCTGTTCGGCCTGCTGCCAGATCGGCTCCCAGGTGTAGTAAACGCTCTGCTGCCCATTCGGCAGCGTCTGCGTCTCGCTCTTGACGCGAACCACTACAGGATGTGCCCACAGGTTCTTCGCACCCGTCATCCATGTGGTGATGAACGTGCGCGCGGCTTGGAAGCTGGTGCGCGAGAAGCGCATGATCGCGGGGCCCATCTCCGTCATGCAGACGAAGTTGTGAGACTGCGCGCCGAGCGGCTTCGTGCCCTTCGGATTCTGCGGGGTCTTCGGTCCCCACTCGAAGCACTTCTTGCACGTCGCACAGTCGCCGTAGACGTCGCCGGTGACTGCGTCGCGCGAAAGGCACCGCTCGAGGCCGGCATACTCCGGCTTCGTCGGGTCGGGCGCGAGCAAGTTGCTCTTGCTGTGATGCACGAACAGCACGCGCAGCGGAGCCTTCAACAGCTGCTGCGTGCCGGTGTGCAGAACGAGGCCGGCGCGCGCGCCTTCGATCTCGTTCTTCACGACCTCCGGCGACATGCCCTGCAACAGGCGAATCGACGGCAGCACGAGGTCGGTCTGCGCGACGTTGTCGCGGCCGACGAGAGGTTCCGCCTCCGGATCGACGGGGCGAAGGACAGGAAGAAGATCGGCCCCGTCGAACTTGCTCGGGGTCCAGATTGCGGGGATCTCACTCATCGGAATCACTACCTCCCTGCCAGCCGCGAACGGTCACGCCTGGCGTGGTCTTCAGGTTGAGGAACTGCGGGACTGCGCTCTCGTCGACCGTGCCGGCTTCGATGCCCTTCTTCAGGTGCTCGACGACGGCGGGCTTGTAGAGCACCAGCTTCTGGAACGGGGCGACGTCGCCAACCGTGTCCATCAGCCACTGCTGCACTTGGTCGTTGTTGTCCTTGTTGACCGAGCAGTCGAACCGCTTGCGCAGGCTGACGGTCATGTTGCCCTCGAGCGCGAAGGACTTCACCTTCGCCTCGAGCATTGCGTCGACGAGCTCTCGCTCGAGACGGGATTGTTCCGCTGAGGCATCAGCGGCAGCCCGGCGGGCGACATCTGCCGCGCGTCTGGCTTCGACGTATTCTTGGAACTTCGCGAGGTGCTTCACTGGTTAGAACGGGATGTCCCCGTCTCCCTTCTTCTGTTCGGTGGGTGCAGGCTCTGGTGTTGCTTGTGGAGCCGGAGCATCCGCGAGCATGCGGTTGCGGTGTTCCAGCTCTTTGATGCGCTTGGTGTTGTTCAGCTGCACCTGCACGCGACCTTCAGCGTCGTTGACCACCTGACTGATCTTGCCGCTGATCTCGTCGAGCGCCATGCTCGAGACGTCTTCGATCACGCTCTTTGCGAGCGTGTCGGCGTCGTTCCAGCTGTGAGGGTTCTTCTTCAGGACTTCGATCGTCACCCGAACCGTCACGTTGTCGAGGTTGCGTTCCATCAGCGTCGAGCCCTCTTCGGCTTCTTCGCGCCGTGGTGCTCGTCGAGGAGGTTGATCGCGCGCTGCAGCACGGCGCGCAGATCCTTCTTCCCCCAAAACGTCACGGCCGCGCTGTCGTCGTCGTCGGGGCCGTGCTGGAACTTGCCGCGCAGCTGCGCGCCCTTGCCGAAGATGCGCTCCTGCACGTCGTGACTGACGGGCTTGCCGTTGACCACCTGCACCGGCACTGTCGCCGGCAGCTCGAGGTGGAATCGAACGCCGGTGAAGCTGCCGTCGGCAGTCTTCTTCTCGACGATCTCGACCAGATCGGTCATCTCTTCCGCGTAGACGTTCACTCTCATCGTTGTTGCTCCAACAGTGCGAGGATCACGAGGTGTAGGCGTGCCGGGAACTCTCGCACGTAGTTCAGGGCAGCGCCTTCGATCGTGGCTCCACGATCCGTGTAGCTCTTGAGGTAGTCGCGCAGGTGTTGCAGCAGCGCGTCCTTCATCGGTTGTTCCATCAGTCTTCCTCCGGATGCTCTTCGCACCACTCGTAGACTGAAGCGACGGCCTTGCGCAGGTGACCGTTGCGCAGCTCCTGGCCGTGCAGCCACTCGATGTAGTTGCGATCGGTGCGCGCGATCACGCCGAGCGTGTCGCCTTGGTGCTTGCCGAACGGCATGACGAACTCCCAGCCGTAGGGCACGTCGTCGCTCTTCTTCGATGCGAAGAAGCTACGCTCCGGTTGCACTGGCAGGCCGATCGCTCCGAGCACTTCGTCGAGTGTCTTCCAGCCTTGCCCGCGGCAGATGCGAAGCGCGCCGAGCCACGCCGCCTGTTGCTCCGCAGGGGTCGTCGCCGGCGCGAGCGCGAGCGCGAAGGCCTTCTTCAGCGTGTCGACGACGGCGCTCACGAGCGACCCCAACGGAGGTAGTCTTCGTAGGTGCGCAGCGTCTTCGGCGTCTCGAGCTTCGGCCTCGCTGCAATGATCTCCTGCTCGCGCGAAACGACGTAGCTCCACACGCCACGCCAGTCGCGCAACCACGGCTGCCGGATCAGGAAGTCGAGGTAGTCCATCGGCAGCTCACGCATGAGCTTGCCCTTGAACTGGCCGAACGGCATCGGATCGTCGCCGGTCAGCGGTGTGCGGTTACTCTTCGCCACGACGCCCCCTGCTCTCTTGGCACTTGCGGCACTCATGCGTTCGGTGCCACGACACGTTGGTTGGCTGAACTTCCTCGCATCGGATGCAGCGGTGCGCCTTTGGCTGTTCACGCATCACGATCGAGAGGTGGATGCCGCAATAGGCGAGCGTCCCCCAATAGGAGCTGGCTGGCTTGTCGCAGTCGACGCACTCGGATTGCATGGTCAGCCCTTGTGGTAGCCGTAGGGGTCGGTGCCGGAGAGCGCCCAGCCAGGCGGCAGCTTCAGCGGCGAGCCGCAGAGCCTGCAGTGCGACAGCTTCTTCGTGTCGTAGCTGTTGCCTTGGCACACGAGGCAGAGGTTCGGGTGCAGGTGCACGTCAGCGCGACGCTTCAGTGGCTCGGCTTCGATCTCGCGATCGACTCGTTGGTGGCGACCTTCTCTCATGGCGTCGGCTTTCTCACGACCTCGAGCACCACGAAGCCGCCGGCCTCGTCGCGCGTGATCTTCAGCACAACGTGCAGATCCTGGCCGATGCAGAAGTCGGCGCCGATCAGCACCTGCTTCATCTCGTAGTCGTAGACGCGGAGCACGTTCCCGGCCTTGTCGACGCACTTGGTCTTCACGGCACGATGATCTCCGAAGGGGGACCGCCCGGCCCCGGCTGCGCGTTCTGACCAGGCGCCGGCGTCGCGGTCGCCTTCTGCGGTCGTGCGTCGCTCAGGATCAGCGCCTTCGCAGCGGTCACGATCGTCTTCGTCAGCTCGAAGCGAACCTGCGCGAGTTGCAGCTCCGCGGCAGCCATCAGCTTCTTCTCGAGCCCGGCCTGCGCCTGCTGCAACATGCGATCGAGCACCCACACGCAGCGTGCGCGCTCGCGTCCGGTGGCTTCGACGGCGACGCGCGTTGCGAGCGCCTTCAGTTCTTCGACGGATCGACGGCTCATGGCTAGTTCGTGCTCGGTGGTGGTGGGGACAACTTCTCGGCCATCTTCACGCGCGTCTCTTCGTTGTTCAGGCCTTTGCGGTGCTCGACGTGCGTCGAGAAGCTCGCCATCACGCCGGAGAACTCGAGAGCCTTCGCCACGATCTGCCGCGGCGAGAGCCTGCTGTGGTTGCCTGCGACGAACATGCAGGAGAAGTTCGGGCCGTTCGCGCCCTGCATGCTGATGCCGAAGCCGCCGGCCTTCGAGAGGTCGGCTTCAGCTTGGTCGATCGCGATGTCGATCATCGCGTGGATGCCGGCACGATCGAGACGGCGAACAGGTGTGTCGCTCATTTGCGCCTCAATGCCTTCGACAGCGCGTTGGTGAGTCTGGTGATCTTGGTTCGCTGACGCCAACTATCCTTCAGGTGCCAGAGCAGGACGTTGCGGTGCCACAGCGAGAACTCCGTCAGGCGGCGATGGAAGTCGAGGTCTGATTCGGTCGCGTTGTTCTGTCTCGGCATGAAGGCTCGAAGACCGAGTCGGTTGAACAGCCAATCGAGCTGGTGTCGTGTTGCTTCGCGAACGGCCGTCTCGAAGTCCGGCGCGTGACGGTGCTGATGTAGTGCATCTCGGCAAGCGCCGAGTGCCTTCAGCTCAGACCACCAGAACGGAGGTCTCACGGGACCACCGCGAGGATGTTCGCGAAGTCGAGCAGTAAGCAGTCGCTGAACTTCGGCGCAGCCTTGAAGGCGTAGGCGACGCGATCGCCGACACCGAACGGCAGGCCGTCGTTCGCGGTCGCGGCCTTCAGCTCGTCGCCCTTGCACGGCCCGATCGCGACGATGTGTCCGAACAGGATGCCAGCCTCACCCTTCGCTTGCAGGCTGGTAGGAAGCACGATGCCGCCCTCCGTCGTGTCCTTCGGAGGTTCGGGGCGAACGAGAACGCGGTTCCAGGTTGGGCGAATCACAGTGCCTCGAGCAGTTCGCGGAGCGTGACGACCTTGAGAGCTTGCTGCGCGTCCGCGTCCTTCGCAGCGAGCTTCTTCTCGATGAACTTCTCGACCGAGTTGGTGACGATCGGGATCTGCACGTTGACGGTGCCCTTCGAGCCGATGCGATGGCACCGTGCTTCCGCTTGGGCGTTGATCGCTGGCGACCAGTCACGACCGAGGAACAACACGTCGCTCGCGTTGGTCAGGTTGAAGCCTTCTGCCAGCTTCACCTGCACGAGCATCACGCGGTGCTGTCCCTTGCGGAAGGCGTCGATGGCTTCCTGGCGCGCGATCGTGTCCATCGAGCCGATCAGCTTGCAGGCACCGCCTTGCGTGCTAAACTTGTTCTCGAGCCACAGAATCGGCGCGTTGAAGCGAGAGAACACGACGACTTGGCGATCGCGCAGCTCGTGCTCGACCGTTTCGATCAGCCACGCCATCTTCGGCGAGTCGGGGAAGACGAAGGCGTTCGGGTAGCCGTCGACGCGCTCGGCCTTGCCAGCGATCAGCGGCGCGACCTTCTCTGCGTATTGCTCTGGCAGCCCGGACAGGAAGCCTTGCGCGATCATCTCGCAGCGCATCGCCGCTTCGACTGCGCTGCGCGCGAGCGGGTGCCACATCGAGGTTGCCTCAGCGATCACCTCGCTTTCGGGATCACCCTGCTTCGCCGACAAGCCGATCAGCTTCTCGAGCTCGACGCGGGCGAAGTCCTTCATCTGCCGGTAGACGTCGAGGTGCAGGCCGTCGAGCTCGATCTGCGGCTTGGTCCTCAACAGCGGCGGTAGCGTCAGGACGTCTTCCTTCTTCCTGCCGATGCGCAGCGTGTTGACGACGCGGTTCAGCTCTTCGAGGTTCTTGCCACCGCGCACGACATTGACCGGCCGCTTGTTGTTGCCGAACGTCGCCTGCGAGATCACGAGGTGTCGATTCGCGAAGTCGTGGTAGCTGACCCAGGTGCCGGGTCGCAACAGCTCGATCTGCGCGAACAGGTCTTCGACCGTGTTGCGAACAGGCGTGCCGGTCAGGCCAAGTCGCAGCGCAGCTGCCGACATCAGCGCCTGCACCGCCTTCGTTCGCTTCGAGTCGCGGTCCTTGCAGTAGTGGAACTCGTCGCCGATCACGCACTGCCCGTTGCACCATGCCTCGAGCGTGCGCCAAGCCACCTCGTTCATCGAGCGCAGGAGATCGTAGTTGACGATCGCGATGCCGAGATCGTTCGCGTCGATCGTGGCGCGCATGTATCCGAGCACGTTCGAGCGGTTCGCTGGCGTGCCGTCGATCAGGAACTGCAAGGCGACGGTCTTCCCCGGAATCTGTGTGTCCTGCACGCCGTAGCAGGCCTGCACCTCTTCGAGCCAGTTGAGCTTCACGCTCTTCGGGCAGATCACGAGTGCACGGCGGCCGGCGCCGGCGAGCCAGCTCAGGATCGCCGTGGTGGTCTTGCCGAGACCCATGTCGTCGGTCAGCAGCGCCTGCCCCCCTTGCTCCGCCAGGGCTCGCAGCGCCTGCGTCTGGTGCGGCATCGGCAGCCGGCCGCCCGACGCCGCCTGCCACGCGGCGCCCGCGTCGCCGGGACGCTGCAGCGCCTGCTCGCGGCGTTGGTAGCCGGCCACCTGCCGGTCGGCCCACGCCCGCGCTTCGGGTGCCCAGGCGACCTCGAGCCGGGCGGCGAGCAGCGGCTGCAGGGCAGCCAGCCACGCGCGCGCCTGGTAGCGGCTGCACGGCTGCCCGTTGTGCACGCCCAGCTGCGGGCACCGGCGCCAGCCTGCCCACGCGGAGACGGTCTTGTGCAAGCTGTCGTTGCCGCGTGGGTCACCGCCTTCGAGCTCGAGCCAGAACTCGGTCCCTGCAGGCGAGGCACGGCAGACCAGCAAGACGCGGACTTGACTCATGCACCACACTCACGAAGGGCTCGCCTCGCAACAGCGGGGCTCGCGAAACTCGGAGGGGCGCGCTTCTACTGGAAGGCTCGCGCTTGCGTCAAGCGAGGTCGAAGAAAAACATCGGCCCCGGTGCCTGCAGTTTAGTGCAGGCGATGCGGGAGTCACCCGCACCATACCGGGGCCGACGGACCGCTGCGCTTGCTACTGACCGGGCGCAGCGTTCTCGGAAGACGGACAGTGTGCCGCAACAGGTGCAGGCACGCGCACCTTGAACAGCTCGAGGATCTTTCTGGCAAGCCCCGTCGCATCCTTGTCGAACGCCACGGCCTCGGTGCACAGAACGATCGCCTGCTCGACAGGGTCGGCCTTCGTGCCGTAGATCGGCATGAAGACGCCGACGTTGCCATCCTTGCGCACAATGATTGGCTTGCGCGTGTCCTGAGGGATCTCGAAGGCTGGCATGCCTTGCACCTCGCCAGAAGGATAGACCGCGTCCATGCAGGACTTCGCGTGGTCCACCTTGAACATCAGCTGCATCGTGTCGCAACGGTCAAACTCGTCAGCGAGGATGCGCTCGCAGAAGTCAGCCAGGCGTGGATCGTTGTCGATGCGCACCGGATGCATCGCACCGTTGTAGACGCGAAGAAACCAGCTGTCGCCTTGCCGCTCGAGGCAGAACGGAGCCTTGGCTTTGCGCAGCGCCTTGTAGACGTCGCGCGTCAGCATGACGCCGCACACTGCAGGATCGAAGCCTGCATGGTTCAGCAGCGCCGCCATGTTCGCAACCTCTTCGTTGCTCGTGTCGACGATCAGGCATGCAAACTTCTCGCGATCGGTCGCGTAGAGTCGCAGCTTGCCCGTTCGATACGCGATGACCATCTCGGGGAACCCGCCTCGGTCATCGTCTTCGCAGGTGAAGCGTTCCACGTTTCCAGGTGGCAGCCTCATGCTTCACCTCGCATGTGCATCGTCTCGTCGTCGGCTCGCTTCTGCGCGCTGCAGCGGTTCCTTCCGGTGTCGATGAAGACTTGCGCGCAGGTGCTGTGCCCGCAGATTGGGCCTCGAGCGTGCGTTGTCCGATCAGCTCGATCGGCATGGTGGATCGGGTGCAGCGTCCATTCCTCGCCTAGCTTCTCGCGAAACTCGTCGATCGCCGCTTGTCCGTGTTCCCTGCACGTCGCTTGAATCGCGAGGCCTTCAGGACAGACAAGCCAGTCCTTCGCGTTGAAGTAGCGCGCTCGCTTCTGGTTCGCGCAAGTGTGGCACGCATACGGGATGTCCGGCGGTTGCGTGCGAACATCGAGGATGTGAGTATGCGCCACGGTTCACCGCTCACGTGGCAGCATGAGAACGAAACCGTTCGTGCCTGGCTCGATCTCGCCAGCTTCGCAAAACAGCTTGAACGGCAACAGCTCGCGCGGGAAGTCAGAGTATTCCAGCTTCTGCTGCACAATGATCGGCGAAGCGTCGTTGCCGTCCGTGCAGACGAGCAGCGCCCCGTTCACTCCGACCGGGGTCAGCTCCCAACACTGGAACGGTTGCGCCTGCACCTTCTTCGAGGTCGCGACGTAGCTCGCGATTGCGTCGACAAGCCAGAAGGCGCCGCACGTCTGCGCGACGAACAGAACGCCATCGGTGTAGAGCATGCGCCTGGCTAGCGCATGACGGTGGAAGGTCGCCGAGCCGTTGCATTCGGCGATGTAACTGCGAACGGTGTTCGCTTTCTCGTTGTCGGTCAGCATCAGTAGCATCCTTGCGAGGTAACTAAACTCGCGTCGGGGGTAGGAAAAAGTGACAGCGGGCAGACATCGGGAAAAGGGGAAGAAGGAGAGTCATGCCTTTACGTCGCGTTGCGCGACAACCGCTGTCGGTGTGCTATTCGCCTCGTGCTTCGGCCTCGTCAGCTTGGTAGAGCAACGCATCCCATTCGGCCGCCGTCACGTTCGGCCTCGAGCGTTGCACGAACAGAAGGACGCAGGCGTAAGTGAAGCCGCGCGCTCGCATCGCATCGACCAGTCGCGCAGCATGATAAGGGCTCACCTGATCTACAGCCAGGTTCGCACGTTCGCGCAGCTTCATGCGTCTTTCACCTCGACAAGGACAACGACGCTGCCAGTGTCGTATTGCTTCACCGTGCTACTCGCGACCTTTCCAGCGAACCGATCGGTATCGGAAACGATGTCGACCTTCGTGCCGCTGTCGGTGCGCTCGATGTAGATCGTGCATCCTGGCGCTTCGATCCGGATCGTCTTTCTTCCGAGGTCGACACGCTTGCAATCCAAGCCTAGACGTTTCGGTGACCGGGTCATGACTCGCTTCCTTCTGCCTGCAGGTTAGGCGGCAGCTTGCGACCGCAGTCGCATTCGAGATACGGGCCGTTTTTCGAGGTGAAGAGTGCGCCGCAACGGTCGCAACTCACGTCGCGATCGTTGTCGCATCCTTCGCATTCGTGGTCGCTCGCGTCACCGCTCGCCTCGCGACAGTCGCTGCAGAGGTCGCCAGGTTTGCCGATCAGGATCGCAAAGCAGTAGAGGTGCGCGCAGTGAATGTAGCCGCTCGAGGTCATCGGGCACCTCGCACAGCTTGCGCCATTCGTTGGAAGCGCGCAGCGTGCGCCATGTAGCGTTCCGCCGCAGCTTCGTTGCCTTGCCAGTGAAGGCCGCCAGCCTCGAAAAGGCTCGCGATGCCGTCAAGCGTGCGAGCATGCTGTTCGCGTAGCTCGGCGCGCTCTGAGCTGTAGACCGTGCGAAGGTCTTCCAAGTAGCGAGCGTCATTCATCGGCGCACCCGCATTCCCCGCTTTCGTCGGGCTTGCCGCAGTGCCGACACTTGCTGTCGTGATCCTGCTCGCCTTCGCTGTCGCGTTCGTGGCATTCAACGCACAGCGTGTCGCCGTAGTCGCCGACGTTCCCGGTCGAGCAGAACGATGCACCGGGAGCGTAGGGGTCGCCCGGATCGAGGTCGCTGCGCAGGAAGACTACCGTTGTGCAGCTCGGCGCTTGGCACATGCCCGCACACTTGTCGCAATAGGGCTTGCCGTTCACGCGATGCGCTTCGTCTAGATCGTGCGCGACGCTGCAGCGCACCGTTCCGCCGCGACCGTTGTTCGCGTCCGGGTCATGATGTAGCTCGCTGTCGAGGCTGTCGCCCCTCGCGAACGCGATGCCGTGCGAGTAGTGAACGCGCTCGCCGTTCGCCCATTCCAGCCACGCATTCGAGCCCTTGTTAGGCTCGCACAAGCTGAAGGCTAGGGGCTTGACCGCTTGCGCCTTGCATCCTTCGCACGTCCAAACTACCTCGCGAGCGGGTTCCTTCCATTCGGCACGCTTGGGCATCGGTGCACCTACTGCGCTCGCGAACGTGTCGAGAACGTGCGGGAAGCTGTCCGGATCGTCCCAAGCGTCGGCCATCGTCTCCGCGGAGCGGATCGAGCGCGCATCGGCGTCAGCGTCGGTTTCCCCTTCCGGAGGGGTTCCCTCGCAGCTCGGGCATCCGGCGCCAGCTTTGAATAGCTTCGCTTCCCAAGCCATCATGTCGCCATGGTGCACGCCGTAAGCGTCCCAAGGTTCCGAGCAGACGCGGCAAAGGATGTCAGCCACGGGACACCTCGCGAATGGCGGCAAGGTAGCTGCCGGTTTCGTCGTCGGCCATCGCCATGTAGACGTGCGCGACAGCTTCGCGGATCACAGCGTAGTCGGCGCGCAGCTGTGCAGCGTGCTTTTCGAGCCGCAAGCTAGCGGCAAGGTAAGCGTCTTCCCATTCCTCGGCGCGCGCATCGGCCATCGCCGCAACTTCGCCAGCTGTGAAGCCTGCAGCGAGTAGAGCGGCGCGCGGTGTGCGCGCAGCGGCGACCTTCAGCAACGGGAGCAAGGTAGATGCAACGGCAGAGACTTCGTCTCCGACGTAGCATGTAGTCTCGCCGAACGTGCCCGCTTCACCGGCGCTGTTGCCAACGTCGTAACCAACTGGCCCGTTAGCGTCGCCGACCGACAGCCAAGTATCGGCGTCGATCGTGATCGAGACGTGCATCGGCCGGGGCTCGACCGAACAGGGAAGGCCGAGACCTTGCTGCAGCAGCTTGGCTAGCTCGGCGAACCATAGGTAGCACGCTTGCGCGTTCATCAGTAGCACCTCGGACAGCTCGACCGGACTAGGGGCGAGCGGCCGAAGAGTAGCACGGGAACGAGCGGAGTCAAGCGGGGAAGGTCACGCGCGCAGCTGCAGGCGCGCGCCAGGTTGCGCGGGAAGCGCGCTCGATGGCGCCGGAAGCGTGATGCTTCCCCCGATGCTAGTGGTCTAGTGCACAAGGATGCGGCTGTTCGCGGTCAGTTTCGCGGTCAGCTTGTGCACAAGGGTCGAGCGTTCGGGGGAAGGGTCGCTGTTCCCGATGCCCATTGCGGCGGGGCGAAGGCGAACGGATGCCTAACTGCAGTATACTGCAGCGCAGCGACGCGGGGATCATGCGCGCCAGGCATGCGGCTTCCCGTGCACGCGCGCGCTCGAGGGCGAGGTCCGATCGAGCCGGGGCCCACCTCGCGCGTTCATTAGTGCAATGCCCCCACCCTCTTGCGTCCCTCGAACCTCCACAGCTGGCAGACCAACGCCCCGCGACGTCGAGATGCAGTATCCTGCAGCGCCAATCTGGCAGACGACCCCTCTCGGAGGCGATCAGCCGGGTCTCCCCTGACCTCCTCTATAACGTCACCCTAACATTCCCCCAACCAAACACTATCAAGCCGTCCCAAACCTGTCATCAGACATATACAATGTCTTCTCCATTCTACTTCTCCATCACGTCATGGAGAAGAGAGAGAGGAGAGAGAGTATACTCTAATGCGTATGTGTGTGTGGGGGTGGTCTCCCTCTCGTTCTCGTAGAGAGAGAGAGTGTGTTTCCCCGCCGGTGAATCCATCATATACTTATGATTGACCTTGGCGGCGTGGTCTGGTAGCCTCGAGCGGATGCCACAGCACACCGTTGGGATCAACGAGCAGACGATGACGGCCCTTGGAGCTCTGCAAGCGAGGCTCTTGCAGCAAGGGAAGGTGTTCTCGATCTCTCGTGTGGTCGGTTACCTGATCGGGTTCCACGAAATCATCGCGAAGGAGTCGTTCGACACGACGAACATTGCACCTCCGGAGAAGCAGTGCCTCGCCTGGATGACGCTCATCTCTCGGGCGATGGCGTATGTTCCGGAGCGCGCGGTCCCAGGAAGGCGGAGGGCCTGCTACAAGGCCTCGCCGGAGAAGAGGGCCTACGTCACGCAGCAGATCATTCAGCGCCTTGGGATCAAGGACCCGCCCCGCGAGCTGGTGAACTACTACCTCGACAAGGGCGGCATGGACCCGATGCTCTCCCAGCACATCGCTCCGCTGTCGGACGGCGACGTGCAGCGTCTTCTCGCGGAATGGGAGGCCGAAAAGGTGCTCGAAGCGTCGAAGAAGGGCTTGCTCACGGCAGAGTCTTCTGATTCAACGGAGGACCCGACGCCTTCCGCGCCGGAACCTGTCAACAACGACGGGCACGACAGCAACAACGACCAGAAGGAACCGAACGAGCCATGAACGCCACCGAGACGGCCCCCGCTCCCGTGACCCCGACCGATGCCCCGACCCCGGCCGCGCCGCGCAAGCGTGCCTCGCCTCGCCGCTTCAAGCTGTTCGACGACGGCGGCGGCGACTTCCGCGTCTACGAGGTCATCGGCGCGGGCCACAAGACCCTTCCGCAGGGGTCCATCGTGCCGATCCCCGAGTTCGGCGGCTACAACAGCGCCATCGACGCGAAGAAGGCCCTGAAGGCCGGCGGCGACAAGCTGCAGGGCAAGACCATCATGATCTGGCGCGGCGTGGAGATGATCCGCATCGTGCTCGAGACCAAGCCGCGCGTGATGTTCGAGTCGAAGCCGCGCAAGCAGGTGAGCGGACCGCCGGAGGTGGCGGCGCCTGCGACCGCCGGCACCGCGGCCCCGTCGACGAACTGACTCCAACAGCTGCTGGCGATCCCTGGGGTCGCCAGCGTGCGCCTGACAGGAGGAATCCATGGGCAACGGAACCGAAGGCACCGATGAAGGACGGCCGACTCGATCGCCGATCCTCAAGCACTTCAGCTACGCGCACCTCCCCACGCACCTGCAGAAGGTGTCGGAGCCGATCTGCAACCTGGCGATCCTCATGGAGGAGACGCTGCCGCCCGGACCCGAGAAGTCGGCCGGGCTTCGCAAGCTGCTCGAGGCGAAGGATTGCCTCGTTCGCGCTGCGCTCTAGGATCACGCCATGCCACGAATGCGCAAGGTCGTTCTTCAGATCGAAGTCGAGACGTGCATGCGGGTCCGCGATCTGCGCGAGATCAACCACATCGCGTTCGGCATCAAGCCAGCTCGTCGGAGCACGCTGCGTCAGGTGATGCCGAAAGGCATCAACCACGACTGCCGCGGGACGATCGAGCAGGTGCAGGTGAACGTCGTCGAGAAGTGACATGGGGCGCCGTCGCGATCAAGCTGCGACGGCCGCCTCTGCGCTCGTCGATCCGGATGCGAAGCGGAAGCTCGAGCTCGCCGCTGAAGCCGCCGGCCTCACGCTGGCGCAGCTGGTGGACCTCGTCCACGACTCCGGCGCGCTCACCGTGGCGCCGGACACTCCCGACGGCATCACGACGACGCTGACGCTCGGCGACCTCGGCAAGAGGATGCACGGCGAGCTGATGAAGGTCTTCGCGCCGGAACGCATGGCGTGGTTCGAGCAGCTCCTCGAGCCACAGCAGGTGGCGCTGATGGTCACCCTTGTCGACGAGGGCTACCGCCCCGAGATCATCGCGCGCGACCTCGGCATCCCTTCCGCGAGGGTCCGCGCGACCTACGACCAGTATGCCGATCGGATCGGCGCGCAGGTGACGCAGGTGCGCCTGTCGACGATCGCCGGCCACGTTCAGCTCGCCGCGGAGCGTGCGATGGCAGGGCTGAAGGCCTCCGGCGACTGGAAGGGCTACTTCGGCGTGCAGAAGGACGTCGTCAAGGTGCTGCAGAGCCTCGGCATCGTCGACCAGGCGATCCACCGCGTCGAGGTCACGCACAAGATCGAAGACAACAAGCAGGCCGAGATCGACAGCATGCTCGAACTCGAGCGGAAGAAGCAGAAACGTCGCATCGAGATCGAGACCGCCGACGGCGTGCGACTCGATCCTGTCCCGCAGCTCGAGTTCGAGAAGGAAGCATGAACATCCTGGCGATCACGCCGTTCACCGGCAGCGAAGCTCTCGTCTCCATGACCGAGGACTGCATCGAAGGCCTGATGCAGTGCGACGTGCCGCCTGGCGTGCACGTCCGCGTGCTCGCGGTCAACAACGCAGCGAGCCGGCCGATCGACGTCGAGAAGCTGACGAAGCTCGTCTGCCAGCAGCCGTGCGCCGCGGCGTGGGACCCGATCGAGCAGCTGATCGACACGGCGAACCATGGTTTCGGCGTTGGCGTGAACCGCGGTATCGACCTCGCGCTGATTTCAGAGCGGTGGCCGGTTGACCACGTTCTCGTCTTCAACAACGACCTTCAGTTCCCGCAGCGCGACTGGCTGGTGAAGTTGCTCGAGGACGTTGATCCACCCTACGTGCTCTCGCCGCGCACGGACATCACCGCGACGCCGGAGGCACGACAACCGCACCAGGCGGAGCTGCCGGCGCAGCGTGTCGGCCAGGTGTCCGCGTTCTGCTGGCTGGTGCCGATGCGCGTCATCAAGGCGATCGAGCCGCGATGGGGATGGCCGCTGTTCCCGCCGCAGTTCAGCAACTACGGCAGCGACGACGCCACGGCAGCGATACTTCGACACATCTACGACGCGACGCCGTTCAAGGTCGTTCACCGAAGCTGGGTGCGCCACCTGAAGGCGCAGACCGCGAACGAGCTGAAGATCAAGGCCGGCACCGTCGAGCTGTTGACCGAGCTGAAGAACTGGAAGCGCGCCCACAAGCTCAAGTGAAGATCACGTTCTACCAAGCCGTCTTCAACGGCTACGACAGACCGTCGAAGCCGAAGGATCTGCCTGTTGGCTGCAACTACGTCATCACCGCGGGAGCGGTCGACGGAGCTGTCGCGCCAATCTTCAACCGCCAGCACAAGATCCTGCAGCCGCCGCGAATCGGCGACGTCACGGTCTACATGGACGGGAACATCGAGATAGCGAAGCCGACGCGAGACGTGGCGCAGTGGGCGTGCAACGTGCTCGGCGACGCCGACATCGCGATCTGCAAGCACGCCGCGCGAAGGTGCGCCTACGTGGAACTCGAGGCCTGTGTCGGCCGGAAGAAGATCACGCAGGAGCAGGCGGATCGCGCACACCGCGCGCTAGAGGATGCGAAGCTGCCGCGCAACTTCGGGCTTTGGGAGTGCGGGATCATCATCCGCCGCGTGAACGCGCCGTGGCTCGACGCCTTCCAGGCCGCGTGGTTCAACATGCTCATCGCTACCGACGTCTGGCGAGACCAGTTGTGGCTTCCGTGCGTGCTGCACCGCTACGCTGCCGAAGGCAGGGTGCCGACCGGCAAGTTCCAGACGCTTCAGATGGACGTGCGCAAGAACGACTTCTTCAGCTTCAAGCCACACGCATGAGCAAGTATCGAGACCGCGGCGCCTACCACTTCGCCGAGTTCGCGAACCCAGGCACCGCCTACGCGATGCACATCGACGACCTGATCCGTAGGCTCGGCGAGCACATCGGCGAAGGCATCAAGACCACGGCGTTCGAGGTCGGTTGCGGCGAAGGCCTGATCCTGAACCAGCTGACGCTTCGTCTCGGCTGGCGAGTCGCCGGAAGCGACGTCGATCCCTACGCGGTCGACATGGCTCGCAGGCTGTGTCCGCACGCCGTCGTTCACCTGATCGACGTTCCACCGCCTGACCTCGTCGACGTCGCGCTCTTCTGCGACTCCCTCGAGCACGTCGAGGACCCGCTGAAGATGATCGCGTGGGGGAAGAAGGCGAAGTGGATCGTCGTCGCGATCCCGAGCGTCAAGGACCGGCACGCGACGCACGAGATCACGAACGACGCGCTCGAACCCTACCTCTCCGAATGGGGAGCGCCGGTGCACCGGGCGACGCGGCACGCGCGGCACCTCACCATCTGGAAGCGCCATGCGTGAGCTGACCATCGGGTTCTCGACCTACGGCCAGCCGCGGATGCTGGCCTTTTGGTTCGAGCGGTTCGCGGCGCAGCCGCAGGAGTGGCGCGATCGCGTCGAGGTCGTGGTCGTCGACGACGCGGGGAAGCCGCCGGCGGAGGTTCCGAAGCTCGAAGGCATCCGGCTCGCTCGAGTGAAGAAGGACATCGCCTGGAACCAGCCAGGGGCCCGCAACCTCGTTGCGCACCTGGCGTCGACGCGCGCGCTGATGCTGATCGACCCCGACATGACGCTCGGCGACGGCATGCTGCAGAAGCTCGTCGAGGAGTCTCGGCACCTGCGACCAGGCCTGATGTTCCGGCCGGCGCTGCGACACGTCAGCACAGAAGCCTTCGACCACACGTCACCGAACGTGCATCTGATCCTGCTCGAGGACTTCAAGAAGCTCCGCGGCTACGACGAGGACTACTGCGGGAACAAGGGGTGGAGCGACGTGCAGCTGCTGCGCGTGATTCAGAGCGCGATGGTGAATCGGTCGCGCGATGACCTGTGGTTCTGGTTCCACCACGGCAACAAGAAAGTGCCTGACGCGCAGGTGACAACGCTCGACCGGAACACGAAGCGCAACAAGGCGCTCCACATCGGGAAGATGACGAAGCTGAAGAAACTCGGTTGGCGAGTGTTCGTCGAGAAGGTCATCGGAAAGCCGCTTCGCTTCGAGTGGGAGATCGTGCAGTGACCATCAGCGCCGAAGACCTTCGCACGGAGCGTTTGCGGCGCGAGCGTGAGTTCTACCTCTCGGAGGAAGGGTTCCTCGACTTCGTGCGCGACAGCGGCGCGGCGCCTGACGCCGAATACCAGCCGCACGGCCGCTACTGCCAAGACCTCATCACCTGGCGCGGCGAGCCCGATCCCGACAACCCCGAGATCACGATCTACAAGTCCAAGATGGCCTTGTGGCCGCGTGGCTCCTTCAAGTCGCAGGTGTTCACGATCGGGCAAGCAGCGTGGTTGATCGCGCGCGACCCGAACATCCGAATCCTGATCTGCTCGGAGACCTCTCGACAGGCGCAGAAGTTCGTCGGCGAGATCATGAAGATCATCGACTCGCAGTGGTTCAAGGACCGCTTCGGAGTCCACAAGGGCAAGCAGTGGAAGGAAGGCAGCGGCGTCTTCTACTCGGCGCTGCGCACGCGCAAGGGTGTCAAGGACCCGACGCTCGCCGCCGCCGGCGTCGGCGAAGTCCAGACCGGCGCGCATTGGGACGTCGTCATCATGGACGACGTGTGCTCGCAGGAGAACACGCAGACGCCGGAGTCGATCGACAAGCTCTGGAACTGGTTCGGTGAGGTGCAGTCGCAGCTCGACCCCGGCACGAAGCTGTTCATGATCGGCACGCTCCACCACTACGCCGACATCTACTGCCGCATCATGAAGGACGAGGCGATCGCTCGGACCTTCGAGATCAGCAAGCACGCATGGTGCGATCCGATCGTCGACCCTGCGAGCAACGAGCCGACGGAGCTGTTCTTCCCGAAGCGTCTCACGCGCGCGTTCATCGCCGACCGCAAGCTGAAGCAGACGCCGCGCCTCTACGCCTGCTTCTACGAGAACCGTCCGCAGACCGGCGACGATCAAATCTTCAAGGCCGACTACTTCCGCGTGATCGAGGATCGCGACATCCCGACCGCGGTGTGGACCTACATCCTGACCGATTGGGCCTTCATCGCAGAGGACAAGAAGACGCAGCGAGCCGACCGAACGGTCTTTTGGGTGGTCAGCCTCGACTGCAACCGCGTCGCCTACGTTCGCGACATCGTGATCGGTCGGTGGAAGCCGAGCGACAGCTGCCGCATCTGCTGCGACCTGTGGAGCCGCTACCAGGGGATCGAGTGCAAGGGTGTCGCCGTCGAGAAGGTGACGCACAAGGAACTCCTCATGTCGCTCTTCGAGGAGATCCGCCGGCAGACCTTTGTGCGCCCGCAGTTCGTCGAGATCGAAGGTCGCAACCAAGAGGTCAAGGACATGCGAATCGAGGCTGCAGAGCCTCGGTTCCGACGCGGCGACATCTACTTCGCTCGGTCGCTGCGCGAGAGCTACACGCACAAGTGGAAGCCGATGTTCGACGAGATGACGGAATGGCCGTTCTCGGCGCACGACGACATCCCCGATGCGGTGAGCGACCTCGACAAGCAGGACAAGGAAGGCAAGTATTACATGCCCGCGCCGCCGTCTTCGTGGTCGCCCGCGTTCGTGAAGCGAATGGAGCCACCGACGATCGACGGCAAGTTCAACCCGCGGAACCAACAGGACGCTCGCGATCGCGCGAAGCATCAGCAGCACGACATATGGAACAACAACCCCAACGACGCATCCTCGTCAACGGACGACCTGTGGGGCCGCAACAAGCCCAGGTAGGGCAGCAGCGCGCTCGAGCGACGCCGAAGAAGGGCTACCGCATCCCCGAGGTGAAGCGAGCGGCAGCCGCCGCGGCAGACTCTCTCCGCCAGGACTTCGGCGAAGCGGAGTGGATCGACCAGGCCGTCGACGGGCTCGAGGTCTACCTGCAGCGGTGCATCGAGAGCTTCAGCGGCACGCCGACGCCGCAGAACGCCGGACCGATCACGCACGGGAGCGACTACCGAGAGTTCGCGCGCAGCGCGCAGGAGATCCGCGAGACGATGGCTGCCGAGGAGGGGGCGACGTCGCGGGCCCCGCAGCGCGTGCCGCGCTACCGTCAGCGGCCGGACGAGGTCGAGATCCCCGAGGGCGAGCTCGCCGATCCCGTCGAGCAGCCGGCGCCGGTGCCGCCGCCGAAGAAGGCCGGCAACGAGTGGCTCCTGTGAGCCAGCCGTGGGAGACGATCGACGCGGTGTGTGTGCAGTGCCGCGGGAAGTTCAAGGTTCCAGCTGCGCGTCGCCGGCGGGAGCGTAGGCTCGGCATCAACAAGCCCGACTTCTGCAGTCGTCGTTGCAACCAGCTCTTCGTGGCGATCAACGGCCGGAAGGCGCAAGACGAACTCCTGAAGCAGAAGAAGCCAACTCCATGAGCATCATCCAGATCGTTGTCCCGGTGACGCACGAGAAGCTGCACCTCCTCGCGGATTGCCTCCGTTCGATCAAGGACCATACGCCGGTCGATCACGTCGTGAACGTCGCGATCGGGCAGGCGCTGATCGAAGACAAGGTCGGTGCGATCGTCGCGGAGGCAAGGTCGGTCTACGACCGCTCCGGCCTCGTCATCACCTGCGTCGATCCGAAGCTCGGCTACAACGGGATCGTCATGGAGGTCTTGCGAACGAGCGACTTCCAATACACCGTCGTCCTTCCGGTGACGCACCGGATCGTCGATCGCGAGTGGTTCGGCAAGATGCAGCTGCCGATGGTCCGAGCGCCGATGTGCGCGATGACGTTCGCTCCCGACGACGAGGCCGCGAACACGCGCGCCGCGCATCCGTGGGAGTGGCGTCAGCCGGTGCCGTCGAAGTTCTTCATGCTGCAGCGGACGTCGATGGGCACCGTTCGCGGCGCCGCGCTCGACCTCGACGGCGACGACCTGGCGACGGCCGTGCGTGACCAGCTGCGCACCGTCGGCGCGAACTGCTGGGCGGTCCCGTCGTGCCGCGTGAACCAGATGCTGGCCGAGTGGCGATGACGCGGGTGATCGAGAAGACCCGTTCGCCGCGCATTGTGATCGCGGACGACGCCGGCCTGATCTACTCCGACGACTGGCGTCGTGGGTGGATCAAGGGCTTCCGCGATCTGCACTGCAACGTCAGCATCGTCGACATCTCGTCGCTTCGTCGCGCGATGGGCGGCGGTCCCTACAGCGTGCGCGGGCAGGGGAACGCAGCGGCGCTCGCCGACGCGATCGTTTCGCACAAGCCGGATCTGATCTGGTGTCACCACGGTCGGGCGGCGTCGAACGAGTTCTTCCTCTCGAAGTTCAGGCGTCGAGGAATCCCGACGGCCGTCTACCTCTGCGACGAGCCATACGAGGTCGGCGAGACCGCGCGCTACTCGCCGAGGTTCGACTTCGTGTTCTCGATGGACTGGTGCACGCTCGAGACTCACAAGCAGGCGCGAGCAGCTGCGCGCCGCGGCGGAGTCTTCTACCTCCCGCCGTGCGCCGACGAGGATCTGTTCGTGCGGCGCGGCTACGAAGCGCGCAACGTGCCAGCGTTCTTCCTCGGGAACCCGACACTGATTCCGCGCGAGCCGTGGCTGCGAGCTGTCGAAGCTGCTGTTCCAGGCGCCGACGTCCGCTACTGGCCGAAGGGCGGAAGGCCGGTTGCGAAGGGCTCGAAGGAATGGGTCGGGCACGAAGACCATCCGAAGCACTACGCCGGTTGCGTCGTCGGGCTCAACGTGCACCGGCACCCCGGCATCACGAGGGAGTGCTACACGACGCGGATTCAGCGCCGCATGGCGAGCATGCCGATTCCGAACGGTGCGCAGCTGTGCACGAAGATGCCGGCGCAGGAAGGCACCGGCTTCTGGAACGACTTCAACCTTCCGGCGAGCCACGTCAATCCGCGAGCGTTCGAGTTCTTCGCGTGCGGGACGCTCGTCGTCAGTGACGATACGCGCAGCGAACTCGAACGCATGTTCCCGATGGCACCTCGAGCAGCCACGAAGGAACGCTTCGTCGAGCTGGTTCGCTACTACCTCGAGCACACGAACGAAGCAGAGGAGATCGGACGCATATGCTCTGTCCTGGTTTCAAAGCGGCACACCTACCGGCACCGAGCTCTCGAGGTTCTGATCCGAGCTGGCTTGAACAAGCATGTGCAGGACGTAGTTGCTTCATCTTTGGGGGAGCAGGGGGACTGGTTGACTCCCCAGGATTCCGAGCTGCTGAAGGCAACATCGTCATCGGAACAAACTGGACGCTCCGAGCCGTGGAGCCCAGCATCTGGCTTGTCGTTGACTCGGACGTTTGGAAGTCCGAGTCAAGCCTCCTCGCTGGATGCTCCACCGATTGCGCAGCCGTGGTGAACCGCGGCATCTTCGGCGGCGGAGTTTTCTCCGTCGCTCGAGGACGGCAAGTGCGCATCGTTGGCGGGAAGGAGCGACGTCTCTCCGAGATCGGCATCCGTCAGCTGAAGGGGGCGAAGCGAAACCAGAAGAGCGGCGAGGTCGAATACGCGATCATGGAGCCGTTCCTGCCCCGCTCTCTCCGCGAGGACTTCCATCACGGCGGCAACTCGCTGTGCTTCGCGATTCAGCTGGCGCACTTGATGGGTGCGAACCCGATCTACCTCGTTGGCTTCACGCTGCAGAACGGCATCGGCTACTTCTTCGGCCGGACCAACCCGGTCACCAGGCGCACGACGATCTACCAGCATGAGCGTGCTCTTGCATGGTGCCGGTGGTATGCCAAGATGCACCCCGGTCGAGTGCTGCTCGACCCGAGCTTCAGCGGTCCGATCTACGACGTCTTCCCGAAGGCGAACTTCGATGCGCGACAAGCAACCGCCGGCGACCAACCTCCCCTCGATCGAAGAGACGAACCAGTCGCGCACCGTCAAGATGCCGACCAAGTCGCAAGTCGACCCGAAGCCCGACGCGAACTTGACGTCGCTCGACGGCCCGAGCCACAGCCGAAGCGGCCACAGCGGCCACAAGGAAGGGTGATCGGTGGCCGACCGCGCAACGCTCGGTAACACGACGAACCCGCCGATGACGCGGGTGAACTCGTATGCCGCCCCAGGTCGCGGCATGGGCACCGCGAAGAAGCTCGCGGGGACGACGCCGATCTACACCGGCTACGACCTCGACGAGAGCTACGAGGACAACCAGGACCCGCCGAAGGTCGCGCGCCTCTACGAGGAGATGGTCGGGTTCGAGAACCTCGCGAACGATCCCTACGTGGCCGAGCAGGCGAAGACGGCCGTGCTGTCGTGCTTGAAGGAAACGCTCGGCACGATGGAGTTCCTGCGCAACAAGTGGCTGGTGCTCTACCGGCTGTGGCGCGGCGAGATCACGAGCGCGGCGTTCGGGCAGAACGTGCATTCGCCGACACCGCTGAAGATCGTCGAGACGATCCATCCGCGCATCATGCGGACGATCTTCGGCTCGGAGCGGTGGTTCCAGCTCTACGGCGTCGGCGAGGAAGACGACGTCGCATCGAAGGCGCAGGAAGCGGTGTGCCGCGATCAGTTCCGCGCGATGCGCTACCGCAGCAAGGCGAGCCGGTTCGTGCGCGGTGGCTGCATCTACGGGACCGCGGTGCAGAAGACCTACTGGAAGCAGGAGGTTGCAGAGCGCGCGTATCGCAAGGCTCGGCGCGTGCCGAATCCAGAGTCGCCTGGCACGACGAAGGTCGAGCTGCAGGACGTGAAGCGGCGCGAGTTGATGTTCGATGGCAACGACGCCGTCACCGTGTCGATCTTCGACTTCATCGCGCCGCCGGGAGCGAACTCGGTGCAGGAAGCGGAGTGGGCCTGCGATCGCTCGCTGTGGGCCGACTACAAGGTGAAGCAGATGGTCGAGCTCGGTCACTGGATCGGGCTCGAGTCACTGAAGGACGATCCCGGCAGCGACGACGGCAACTTCGCCGACGAGTTCAAGGAACGGAAGGCCTACGCCTACGGCGTCTTCGATGGCCGGAACGCGGTGCAGGCGCCGCACGTCCCGCACTACCAAGTGATCGACTGGTGGGGCCCGCTGGTGATCCGCAAGGACGGCGACAGCTACGAGACGCGCATGTGCAACGTGGTCATGCTGCAGCCCGAGGGGAAGGCACTGATCGCGCGCGTCACCGTGAATCCGTTCTGGCACGGGCAGAAGCCCTACCAGGTGTGGCGCTACATCGACGTCGAGGATGAACTCTTCGGCATGGGTCCGATCGAGATGATCGCGCGCCTGAGCCGCGAGAAGGACAAGAAGCGCGCGCTCACGTTGAACGGCGCGCAGCTGTCCGGCAACCCGATGTGGGCGGTCAGTGACCAGAGCAACATCCCGCCCGGTCAGCTCGTCGCGCAGCCCGGCCTCGTTGTGCGCTGCCCGGACCCGAAGAACTCGATCGTGCCGCTGGCGTTCCCCGACGTCACCGACGCGCCGCTGAAGGCGGAGAACCTGCTCGAGGCGGAGATGCGCGAGGTCACCGGCGTCACGGCGCCCGTGATTGGCGTGAACGACCCGATGAGCGGCGCGTCGAAGACGGCGACGCAGAGCAACAACGACCTCGACGAAGCGAACATGCGCCTGAGCGGCGCGATCACGAACTTCGACAACGAGGTGACGACGCCGATGCTCGAGCAGATGGCATGGAACAACATGCAGTTCTGCAACCACGAGAAGGTGATTCGCGACGTCGGCCCGATGGGAGTCCGCTTCCGCGATCGCTTCACGATCCGTCCCGAGGATCTGATCGGCCAGTTCATCGTGCAGCCGCTGTCCGGCTTCCGCCTGACGACGAAGCAGACGCAGGTGCAGCAGCTGCTCAACCTGCTCGACCGCGCGCCGATCATCAATCAGATGTATGGGCCGAACGCGATCAAGACGCTCAAGCTCGCTGCCTACGTGATGGAGCAAGGCTTCGACATCCGCAACGTGGACGAGTTCGTCTCGCTGCCGCCGGAGGACTCGAAGCTCTTGACCGCGATCGAAGAGCAGGAGATGTGGTATCACGGCAACGTGCCGCCGCGTCGTCCCGACGACAACGACATGCGGCACGCGCTCGCTCACCAGGAGGAGATCGTCACCGAGCGGTTCGTCGAGCTCGAGCGCCGCGATCCCGGCACGGCCGCGAAGGCGCGCGCGCACATCGCCGACCACCTGCGCAAGCTGGCGCTCCTGCAGGAGCAGCAGGAGAAGATGCTCATGGAGATGCAGCAGGCCGCGAACGCGCAGGGCATCAGCACCGGCGGTGAAGGCGGCGTCGGCCCCGACGGAGCGGCGGAGCCGGGACAGGAACCGGACTCGCCGAAGGTGCGTGCCGACGAGAACGAGGGCGGCGGTGAGAACAAGGAAGTGAAGAGCGAGGCGATGCGCAACGCTCCGAACGGTGGTGCACAGTGAACCAGCAACGACCGAACGCGCAGGATTGGGCCGGCGGCTTCGAGGACGTTCGAGAGGTCGAGCGTCGCACGCGACAGGATCACGCCGACTTCCTCGCGAACATGCAGGCGGCGATCAAGCTCTGCGACGCCGTGTTGCAGGGCGAGAACAGCAGCGCGCACAAGGCGATCTTCGCCACGTTCGAGGACATGCTGAAGCACCGCACGATCGAGCTGCTCTCCGCGAGGGAGGACCGGCCGGCTGCCGTGCTGCAAGGTCGCTGCCAGGAACTGCGTGCGATCCTGTCCCTGATGAGCAACGCGAGGCAGAACCGAGAAGCCCTTGCCAACGCGGTCAAGGAAGCGGAAGATCGGTTCCGCGAGATCGAGCGATCCTTCAAACCAACTCCGGAGACGAAACCATGAGCAAGAACACCGAAGGTGCCGGCGGCGCGCAGGCGAAGACCGGCGACCAGGCACTCCCCCTCGACCGTTCGATGCAGGCGAGCCAGACGATGGGCGCGATGGGCAGCAAGACCCGTTCGCCGCACAACAGCGCCGGCGGTCCGAACTACAAGTATCAGGACCCCAACCTCGCCCCGGTGACGACCGGCGCGGGCATGCCCGAGTCCTACTGATCGACGAGGCCCAGCCGCCGAGGCCTTGTATCGGCTGCGCCATTGGCACGAATCGCGGAGTCGTGCGCCGCACGAGCTGAAGACGAGGCGAAGTCGCTCACGCCGAACAACCGATGACCACCCCTTCCAACTTCTCAGCACGCACCGACTCTGCGGCGCTCGCTCTCAAGGGACAGATCAACCAGCAGAATCGAAACCTCGCCGACCGTCGGCAGATCGACTCTCGCCCGGAGATCCAACCGCGAAGCGTGCCGGTCGGCCCCAACGGACAGCCCGCTCCCCCGCTCCCTCCCGAAGGCAGCTACGCACGTCAGGCGATCGAACGGCAACGAGCGGCGGCGCAAGCACGCGCCACCGCGCAGCTGCAGACGCAGGACGACCTGTCTCCGCCGCAGGAACAGCACGAGCAAAACGGCGCCGCGAACGGCCACCAGCAGCCGCAGGACCAGAACCAGCTCTCGCCGAACGCACAGCGTCGGTTCAGCGAACTCACGAACACCCTCCGTCAGAAAGACCAGGAGTTGCAGCAGGCTCTCGCTCGAAGCAAGCAGCTCGAGGAGACGCAAGCGCAGACGAACGCTCGTCTGCAGGCGATCGAGGCCCGCTTCAACCAGGTGGTCAGCCAGAACCTCGACTCGCTCGATCCGGAAACCCGCTCGCAGGTGCTGCAGCAGGCCGCGATCGACGAGTCGGCCGCGCGAATCGAACAGCGCGTCATGCAGACGATGCAGCCGGTGATCCAGCGTGTGACGTCACAAGCGATCGAGTCCGAACTCATCGCCGTCGCCGCGAAGTATCCGGCCTTCTCTGCAGAGGTGCACGGTCCGCTGATCGAGATGTTCCGACAGCAGAACCCGCGCTGCACAATCGAGCAGGCGTTCCGCGCCGTTGCGGAACCCGAAGAGCTGGCTCCAAGTCGGTCGGGGCGTGCGCCCGCCGTCCCTCCGATCGCAGTTCCGCAGACCGTGTCCGCAGCCCCGCGCTACGTCCCGGCCCCGCCTCCTCAGCAGAAGACTCCCGAACAGGAAGTCGCCGAGGAACGGGAGCGGGCCTTCCGACTGGCAGCTTCCACCGACCCGAACGACCGGCGCATCGCCGGCCGGGCGATGGACGCCTACATCGCGAAGAAGCTGCAGGGCCGCTTGCCCGGTCGGCGGTGACGGCGCCGGAGGTCGGCGGTCCAACAGCGACTTCAGGACCACGACCTCATGAGCAGCTTCGTTGGCGACACCGCCATCCTCTCCACGTTCGACGTCGAACGCGGCAACCGCGAGGATCTCCTCGACGTCATCACGAACATCTCGCCGATGGACACGCTGATGCTGTCCAACCTCGAGAAGGTTCCCGCCAGCAACACGACCCACGAGTGGCTCGTCGACATCCTCGCCGACTTCGGCGATCCGGACGTTGGCAACGCCGACGTGCAGGCCGTGGCCGAAGGCTCGGATGCGACCTTCGATCCCCTCGTGCCGCGCAAGCGGCTCTGCAACCTCACGCACATCATCCGCCGCACGTTCGACGTGTCGGACACGCAGCGTGACGTCAACACCGCCGGCATCCGCGACGAATACGTCTACCAGATGCGCAAGGCGGCGATGGAGCTCGCTCGCTTCATCGAGTTCGCGATCGTGCACAGCCAGCGCCAGTTCCAGACGGCGCAGGGCAACTCGATCGGCGTGCTGCCGCGCAAGATGGACGGCTTCTACGCCTTCGCCGCCGCCCAGGACCCGACGTGCGTGACGACGCTCGGTCTCTCCGAAGAGGAGATGGGCACCGTCACCACCGTCGCCGGCTCGAGCCCCGTGAACTGCATCGACGAGTGCGTGCTCAACGCGCACCTCGAAGCGATGTGGGAGAAGGGCGCGATGACCGACACGCTGTGGGTCAACGCCGCGCAGAAGCGGTCGATCTCGAACCTCGTGCTGAACCCGAACAGCCAGGTCCGCTACAACATCAACGTCGCGGAGCGCACCGTCATCAACACGGTCGACTTCTACCAGAGCGACTTCGGGACGCAGCGGGTCTTCCTGCACCGCTACCAGGCGAACGATCGCATCGCGACCGCGGAGTCCAACAAGATCCGCGTCGCCGTGCTCCGTCCCGTCCTGGCGGTCGAGCTGGCGAAGATCGGCTCGAGCACGAAGGGCATGATGGAGTGGGAGGGCACGCTCGAGGTGCTCGCCCCGAACGCCATCGGCTACATTGATAGCTTGTGCACCGGAGTTGCCGGCTGCCCCTGATCCATGAGCGAGTGCATCAACCACGTTGGCCGATTCGATGACGACGGCTACG